TTATGGTAAACGGCACTGAACCCGCGTACTCAGCCTGTTCATCCAAAGTTTTTCTGTACACTTGTTTCAAATTACTGATGAGTTTACGACTTAATCTGACCGACAAATACCTGTCGTTCATACTCGTTATCGTACCGAGATTAAATGAGTTCCGTGGAATGTTGAGTCGTTTAATTTGACGGGAAAGTTGATTAATCATAGTTTCCCGTCTACGAGTATCAATCAACAATTGTTTGTTTAATTTTTGTCTGGTTATAGATTCAGCGCGTCGTTTCTCCACCGTCTTCGTAGATGTCTTTTTAATTGGTGTCCTCTTTGGAGGCATCTTACTTTACATAAAGAAGAAAATTGAAGAATGTCTAATGAACATCGAGGCATTCGCTCGAGAGATATATTCTCAACTGGGTCCTGGCTACAGTGAGAGAGTATACCACAATGCGATGGAGGTTTTATTGAGGGAGAGAGGTATTCCATATGAATCGGAACGTATCATCACGATTCCATTCAAGGGACATGTGATTGGTAATTTGAGGGCAGACATTATTATTGATAATGAGATTGTTCTAGAATTTAAAACTATTCGAACTCTGAATGACGCGGCGGAGTTGCAGGGTAGTAACTATCTTCGTCTGACAGGTCTGAAGACGGCGTATCTGGTGAATTACCCCCCTCATCCGGGACGGGAGGTGGAGGTGCGACGGATTCAAGCAGTACCATCAGAGGGAGAATCCGAGCCAGATTGTGATAGAACCTCCGGGATTCCGTATAGTGTGTCTGCGGATCTATTACAGCCAATTGAAGAATTTCTTGAGCCCTTTGGAGCAGAGTCCGAGCTTCTTCTAGACAGTGGTGTACCGCTGGGTCGTCTTGACTGATTGTCTCCAGGTGGGGGAGAACTTTGGTTTCCAACTCATAAAGGGCGAGGAGGGCTGGTTCATCATTCATTTAGAATCGTGTCATTTAATCGTACACTTAAGCGCGAAAAATATAATCCAAGCCATGAGAACGTCAATGCTATAATGCGCTCTCGTGGAAATGGTCACGAGAGATGAAATCATCGGGTACACCGGGAATAACCCCTTGTTTAAAAAGTAAGATGTCACGATGTTGAATGTTGTGTGTCCCGAGAACATGTAATCGTTACAGTTCGAAAGTGGGTTATTCTGGTTGCATGGTTTACTTTTCGCTCTTGGAAATTGAGTCACCATATTTGAGAGTGCCCTCATGAAATACATGATGGTCAGAAACGATACGTACCTGTCGCGGTTTATACTCTTCCAGTTGAGTACCAGTAAACCGAAAGGTACGATTAAGGTGAGGTCATGTAACAACTCATAATTGCTCAAATCCGGTAAAACATCAAAGCCAATATCCCGTATCTTACCACCGAACCCCTCACCTCGTGGTTTTGATATTAATCTTCCGACGAGTGTATTCAATAAAAGTGCGATTACGAGAAGGATCCACATTATTAATACGCGATATTTTAATGTACACAGGTGTTCCACCACTTGGTGGTTTCCTACAAAAATTCTTACATGCACAACAATCTCGTGGGTTCATGAGTTGTCTCTTATTCGCATAACACATGTAAGGTAGGTAAATGTCTTTTTTGAGTATTCTGATAATTCGGTCTATCAAAATCATCTTATAATAGTTTCTCTTTCACCCAATCTCTATCTTGTTTAAAAATTTTAGAGAGTTTGCGATCTTTATTCTTAAAAAGAATCATGAGTGCGTTGAGGCGGCGAAATAGACCGAGGGGTGGTTCGCCTGAGCGAATAACACGCATCAACGCACGGTGACGCGCCAGTACACTCTTGTCCTTTACGTCTTCATATCCATGTTCACTGAGATACTTAGAATTACTTATTGGGATTTTAACCATATAGACAATAGCCATTTATTGTACCTCTATATTATTTTCAGTCCTTACATAATGGGCATGTATCAAAGTTGTCAAAACATTTCAGACACGCAAAGTGTGAACATTTTCGCATTTTCACACAATCCATCTCTCGGATACATATCTGACATTTATCACGTTTAAATTCCAAAGGTGTATTTTTAAATCTCCAAAAACATCTACTACATACTTTCAATCCTTCTCGCATCATCTTACGACACACTAAAAAATTGGGACATTCTTCATTCGTCATTTAATTATACTGTCGGAATAAATTCCCATTTAAGATCTTCACAGATCTTTTTCCATATCATATCTTGCTGATATAGCTTCTCTTTGGATTTCAAAAGTGGAAAGTATTGGAGGTACTGATCTTCACTCAGTAGTTCACAAAATTTATAGAGTACGTATGAATATGAAAGAAAGTTCTTTCTCTCCGACGGACAGTTGTCGTCAAATGGTTTTTGAATATCTTTGAACATTATGCGAAGACACTCTTCAAGTTCTTGGGGCATATTTGGTGGTTTGATACCATTTAGAATATTGGTTATGTAGGGTACGTGTTCATAGTATTTATTTAGTCTCAGTTTTTTTAGGAGACCTCTAATTTTTGCATGTGTAATGTCTTCGAGATTTTTGATTTTCATCTTTCGTAGTTCCGCTCTCAATTGTTCCATGACTTCGTTTGGTATTGTAGTGGTCTCTTGTGCCTGAAACTGGGAGAGCCATTCATTGAAATGATTTTCTCGTTTGTATGAATAGTTTATGACTTTTTCGGATGTTTCTTGTTCTTCTCGGTAGGTGAGTTCTTGGTTTATATGTGCGGCGACAACTACACCACACCCGTCACATATCAAATCACTTGTGTCTTGGACGTGAACAATATTACTATCTACACATGTCTCACATATATCTAGCGCTCTCTCAGAGTGTCTGTATATGTTTTGTTTTTCTACGTCTATGAGGTAATCTGTAAATATATCTTTTCGTGCTAGTCCAACAGTCTCCTTCACGTTGAAGATATTATCGGTGTGTATTTTGTCGTCTCCCTGACTCAGATGGCGTTCGATGAAAGGCATACACTTAATAATGTATTGAGACATCTCGGACTCATATTTAGATTTGTTATGTGGCTCCCGACTAATAAGGTCTGACCATTCTTCGATCTTATTATTATATCTACTTAAAAAGTTACCTTCCATTCTTTATATAATGTTGTTTAAACTTTTAAGTAATGTTTACATCTTATATAAAAAACTTACCACACCAAGAGACTATCAGATCATTTCCGAAGAGATCGAGTACAAAATAAATTATGATCTGAAATATCACATCGAAGATGACTTTTGGAAAAGTGAGAGTAAGGATTGGGATGGTATACTTGAAGAATTTTACATCGATGCAACTGGTTGCGATTTTAGAACCACCTTCATACCAGAAAACGTCGAAAACATCATCTTGCGAATCAAGTATTATTTCAATGGTAAGGTGTACACTGCAATCTCAAATGATCTTACTTTCACGGTTGAAAACAAAGATGAAGAACCATCTATGAATTTTGTTATCCCTTTGAGTACTGCTTGGATAGTCGATCATGATGATAAACCGATTAAGAACATTACTGAAAAGGTGAAAAGGTATTCGGGTCCAAGACACGATTTTCATGGACAGAAGGTTTCACTTCGAGATTTTCTATACTATGAGCCACATTATCTCGACACGAGATTCCCAAAGATTATGTTGAAGAATTCCATGGGTATGAAAAAGACAGTGTCGACTTTGGAGGGGTACACTACAGATCTTCGGATACCTTAGTAGCTAGGTAAAACTTAAGCTCACCCAAATTAGCGACATTGTACTTTAAAATTAAAAAACGGTTACCATTTTCTTGTATAATTTGCACAGACGCACACATACTCGTCGCCTTTGTAAAGATATTTAGGTACTTCAAACTGTACAGTCCTATTATTTTGGGGCTGTGCTCCGGGCACTCTATGGATGTTTCCTGGTTCGCGAAATCACCTTCACACTTCAAATGAATCAGGTTCCCTTCACGTCTAATTTCAATCTCCGATCCCAAATTGGACATATCACGGCAGAGTCTCTGGAAATCGGCGGATGGTAAAGTTGTAATAGTGGACATTTCAACATCTGGTACTTCGATATGATTCTCATTGATGTCGAGGAGTTTAAGTTGGAACTTGGTGCTTGTCTTCTTAGTCTCACTCGTGATTTCGATGTTCATGAACTCCTTCGAATTGATTTCAATCTTAATCACATCGTTATTTGTGATTGTTTTCATGATTTTGAAGGTATTCGATATGTTTATACCCGCGATGATCTCTTCCTGGTCACACTCATATTCTTCAAAATTATCAGCCGCCAAAAAAAGGTCGATGAGAGAAGTTCTCGCCGTATCCAACGTGACTATGTACATCCCTTGTGGTCTGAAATATATATTTACATCGTTTAAGATATCCTTTAGAACTTCAAATATCGATTTAAATGCAGTAGCTTGTATCGAAACTAATTTCATATCTAATGGGAGAATCGACTTACATCTTTAAATCCTTATACACTTCACCCTTACTCACATCCCTGTTAATCTTTTCCTCAAGCTCCTTGGTCATCGCGGGTTGAAGAGATTGACCGTAGTTGTCGAGGTAAAAAAGACCTGAATCTTTATCACTTCCATCTATCGCGGTCATGGAAGATATTGTGCTCCCAAACCCTCCATGTTCAATATCCTTTTTAGGTAAGAGTGACTCTAGCCAGTTTTTTATTTCGTTACCCACGAGAATCTTCCCATTCTTGGTCAGCATGGTCGGTACACGGTTAATCTTATTGGTATATTCTCTCGGTATACCCTGTGTATTGACATTGTGATAATGTATCAGCTGTTTCAATTGTTTGTTATCATTGATGTATTCAACTAAACTCATGGAATGTTTGCATCTTGGACTATAAATCAACAACGACATCTAATATGTATAGGGTATTTTGTAAAAAAAAATTAACGCATTATAATAAAAGATGGATACACTCAAGATTGTAATCGGGGTTATACTCGTCGTGGCTGTCCTGGCGATGTTCAGGCGTGAGACATATTCCGAATCATTTGGATTTTCAGGGTACAAGAAACCAATCAACTACGTAAAACTCAATGACCCCAGACCAGACTACTCAGGGTACTCACTGGTAGAAAGTAATGTCGATCACGACACGATGGAGAAGTTCGTGATGGAAACGAACAAGGAGTTGCTCAAACGCCTTGGGTTTTCTGTGTACATAATAGAGACACAGTCGGTCAAGACGTATGAGGGTGTTGCGGATAGGATGTATGAATGCATGTTCATGGTCGTGAAGAATGACGGCTTCTCGTTTGGTTTCACCGTGATCGCGTCGTTCATCGAAAAGGGTGGAAAGATTCGTATTCAATCTCTCCGTTCCCAACCCCTCCGTGACCAGGCACCAGATGATATCAGCATCTACACAAAAGATTCTGTTGGTAAGGAATTTGTAAAATATAAACTCATCAAGGAGAGTGCTATGCCGAACCTCGATGGGTTAGAATCCGCAAAAAATAAATTAAGCTAATTGTAATGATCAGCATCAATGATATCATACGAATTGATGACAAGAAGAAAAAGATCAAAAAGGAAATATACACCAAGATTTATGAACAGTTTTCATCGAAGATTAGAAAATCAGTAGAACTTGGTCATAAACAGGTGTTTCTCACAGTACCGGTGTTTCTCGTAGGCTACCCAGTGTACGACAGGGGGGCTGCAGCCAGATACGTGATGAGACAGTTTCAACATGGTGGATTCGAAGTTCATCTATTGAGTGATTTCGATATATACGTGTCTTGGAACACCTCAAAAAAGAAGAGAGAAACACACAGTGAAGTCGAAGATGACACCGATTTCCCAAATCTCATGAACCTGAAGAAGATAGCCAACCAGTACAGGAGAAACGGTGCGTAGTAAATTTTGATTTTAAAACCCAATTAATCATAAATGGATAATTTGAATATATTAGTCGAGGCGAAGAAGGAGTATCTCGGACAAATGTGTACGATTATGTGTCCACCTATGATCGATGTTTTTAGTGATATGTATGATGAAGCGACCAAACTTTCCAAGGGGAGGAAGGTTTTGATTATGTTTCAGAAATTACTGAAGGAAGTCCCAAACTGGTCGAACGCCATGTCTAAACAGCACACGGATAATATCGCGAATCGATGCGCGTGGTTTAATGATCTCTTGGCTGCCGTTTTCGTCGCGTGTACGAAAATTCTTTCCGCGGTTCGACTCAAGGCGGATAATAAGAAAATTTCTCTCAAACTCCCAACGAACGAGGTTTTCGTTCAAACGTGTTATAACAACATCGCGAAGGATCTCTACCGCGACCCCTACATTTTCCACGAGGAACAGAGTGTTTATAACCGAGATGAAAAATTAACCAGTCGTTTCTGTTTGTGCATCGAGAATTCCGTAAAGGAACTCATCCCCGTTCAGCAGATTTTGCAGACATACATGTCCCAGGAGTCCAGAGATATCGATCTTGACGGTGAAGTTCAGGATAGTGAGGACCCCGATATCTTTGATGAACATAATCCCGAGCCGATGATGGAACCCGAGCCGGAACCCGAGCCAGCTCCTATGATGGAACCCGAACCCGAACTCGAACCGGCTCCTATGATGGAACCCGAGTCCCAGGAGTTCAAAACGATTCCATCCGTCCAGTACGACGAACCAGAGCCAGAGCCAGAGCCAGAACCCCAGCAGCCAGATGATGACGATGTACTTTTCGGGGACGCACCAGAGACTCGTACAAAAAAAGTTGGCTATTATTAAATGGAACTCTCCGACTATCTACGTGACCCAGTATACGCCGCTCTCATAGCGGGTGCTACCACAGCCGGGTACATCCATCTCAAGGCGTATTTAAATAATGAAGGAAAATTGGAATTAAACCAATACGTGAAGCCAGCGGTTCTTGTCGCCATTCTCGTGTATATGATCATACTCAATGGTCTCGGTAAAAAAGAGACTATTTCCAATGAACCTTTCTAAACTTAAAGATTACAGGTATTTAATAAGAAAATGGCGTCCGTATCTGCGTTTAATGATATGATGGGACAATTTCTTGTGGAATTGCACAAGTCCTTTCCAGATGAAAAGAGTGTTAAGAAAATGCTGACGTCGTTTGATCTTATTAGAACGACTTCCCCCAAGCTCATCGTCGATGGTTTCATGACTAGTGTCACTCCCCACGCCGACCGGATTTCTGCGAAGGATGAGGATTTCATTCTCGTTCACTCCCCAGAGATTGAATTTCTCAAGGAGATCGATCTCGTTGGGTTGTGGAGTCGCATGAACGAAGGCACCAAGGCTGCCGTGTGGCAATATCTCCAGACCCTGTACATCCTTGGTACGACTATCCAGTCCGTTCCCGAGGAAACACTCGGCATGATTGAGACACTCGCGAAGGAGTGTGCCGATAAGATGCAGAACGGCGACGGTCAAATTAATCAGGATGCCCTCATGAAGATGATGTCCGGTTTGATGGGTGGTCTACCAAAAAAATAAACCTCGACTATATTAAATGAAAGTTTGGTTCGAGGATCCTACACAACTTGTCAATACTAAAAAAATATTAGACTTCTGGCCTAATAGTAAACAAACACCAGAGGATAGAATTAATGCCGCATCACGGTTTGTTATTTACGCTTCATGTGTATTATTCCTCATTCGTCGTGATCTCCGTATGTTTATTTTGGGTATGACTGTCTTATCGATCATCTTCGTGATGTATAAGATGAACGTCATCAAGGAACCATATGGAGATGTACAGAGCGCACCTACGTGCCAGAAGCCGACGATGGAGAATCCCCTTGGAAACGTTTTGATAACAGATTACACCGATGCCCCGAACAGGTTGCAAGCCTGCTATTATGCATCTGAGAAGACACTCATGGATAAATTCAGTGGTGATCAGGTTTCGTATGATTCGGGACGTTCCCGTACTACACTCCCCAAGCACCAACGTAATGCCTACGAACGACAGTTCGTGACGACTGCCGTGTCGAAGATTCCAGGGGATCAGACGGCGTTCGCGGAATGGTTGTACGGACCCAAGAATAAACCGATGTGTAAGAGTGATGCGAGAACATGCAGTCCCGATATGCGTGGTGCCCAGTTGGAAGCCTTTGGTGGTCTTCACAGAAGCGGGGATAGGCGTTAATGTGGATTAATATTCTCATGTAATAATAAATGGCGTATCAGCTTCAACCTGGTCTTTCTATTGTCGAAAATAAAGGTGCTCTCCCATCAGTGAGGGCGACCGATGAAGTGTTTGTTTACCCTCAGCCCAGTCACCTGAACTATGGATCTCGTCCCAATACAATGTTGTACGGTACCGCCCCCTATATGGCAGGTAAAGGTGCCCCAGCGAGATTTATTGAAACGAGTGATCAGCTCAGACCCCAGTCTACGTCTCGGTTCAATAAGAATATCGTTCAGACCTATGAGCGTAACCTATTCCCTCTCTCCAACATGGAGTGCAAGACCCCTCTTCGCACCATGCGTTATGAGCCATCGAGTACCCGTGCTGAACTCCAAAACGGACTTTTCCAGAAAAGATACGTCAATAAAAATATCGTTAAGAAGTAAGAATGGCTGATCCTATTTCCGTATTAGCTATAGCTGGTCTAATTTATGCTGGGCGGTCACTTAGTACCAAGTCTAGAACTGAGATGTATAGTCCTGGGGTACAGGTAATTGCACCTGGTCCTGGTCCTTCTCCTCCCCCTCAACCGGAATTCAAGGAGAACGATTTCGTGTCCAGGGTAGCCGCCCCCGCGAAAAGAGAGATGGAGAGCTTCGCAGATATTAGTCGTCAGCAGAGAAGTGGTGGTCAAGAAGTTCTCAACATGCGTAACCGCATGTATGATCAAGGGCGTATGAACAACCTATCCCCTATCGAGAAACAATTGGTGGGTCCAGGTCTTGGTGTAGGAGCTGATACCCCAGCTGTGGGTGGTTATCAACAGATGTTCAGGATTAACCCGATTAACGTAGGTGAATACAGGCTCACAACTCTCCCAGGGCGATCTGGTCCCGCCATGGACGTTACAGGTGGACGATCGGCGAAGGTTGGAGAACTCACCCACAATAAACCCGAGACGACAGCCTATCTTCCTTCTCGGTTACCTGTTATGGCTGGTCGTGCCCAGGGAATGACCGGTGTCGTACCCCGTAGTGAACATGAGATGACTAAGCGTACCACCAATCGGTCCGAAACTGGTCTACGTGATGATGGTTTGGGTTTCAGTGGTGCCAAGCGTTTGGTCTCTGCACAGACACTCGCCCAGGACCCGACTCGTTTCAAGGGTGATCGCAACGATGAACACTACGCGTACGTGAACCACCCAACCCCAGGTATCCACAGTTTCCATGGTGCGTACACGAACAGTGCTGCTGCTCAAGTGACTGCGAAGACGAATGAGGAGCTCATGAAGTTTGGGTTCCGCCCAGAGGATCGTCGTGGTAAGGCTAACCGTATGGGTAACGCCGGTCGCATGAATGTTCGTGAGAGTGCCCTTAAGCAGGGTGGGCAGATCACAGCGGTTAGAAGTGATACCTCCCGGATCGATGGTCGCATGAACGCTGCGAATGGTGGTTGGACCCAGCAGTACCAGAACAATACATTCCATCAACTCAATCCTTATAAGGGTAACGAAAACCCCAACTCGAGAACACTTGATGTCGCGACGAGGCAGTTAAAGAACAACCCCTTCTCCCATTCACTTTACAGTTAAATGAAAAGTCATCCGATTGATGAAAAACAGTCATTAAAATAGTATACATCTATTTTAATGAAGGTTCATAACCTCAGCGTAGATAGTAGTCAGCACACCGTCATCGTAGATGAGTTTTCTAACACGTTCTCGAAACCACATAATTATACTGTTCACCTGAAAAATCCAATCTATGATGTCTCCCAAATTAAACTCGTTTCCGCCCGGATCCCCACACCACAACTCCTTACGTGTTTGACGAATAACACATTCAGTGTGAACGGTACAAGCATCACACTAAACGAATCTAATTATTCTAATGGACATGTTTTGGCTGAAGATCTTGAAACTGTTTTGGCGCCTCCATCTTCAAATGTGAGTCTCGTCGTGTACGATGAGGATACGAATTCGATTAGCTTTTCAAACGTGGGAGTATCTAATGCATTCACGTTCGAATTTTTTGATGGAACAAATGGATTCTTACAAACGTCGTCTTCCTTAACGACACCACACCAACTCATTGGGTTTAGTTCTAATAATCAAACGTCAACCAACGGGATACTCAAGTCAGGTGCGATAAATCTTAATGGACCTAACTCTCTCATACTCAAACTCACAACTGGGTCCGATGAATTTACACAATCTGTGTATAGCTCAACACCCTTCTATACAGGGCATATTCTCCTGAACGGTTCCGACTTTATCAACATACATGGTGGTGATGATCCACTTATACATCATTTTCATTCTGGACCCCAAAAAATCATAAAGGATTTGAAAATTGAATTCTTTTACATGAGTCATGGGCGTCTCATTCCATATGATTTTAGAAACCAAGATCACATCCTAAAATTTGAAATCACCTGTTCCACTGATAAGTTAGAGGGTTTACCTAAGGTTCCAATTACCACCGCGGATATTAAGAAGAGTGAGGTTGAAGTAATAAAGAAACCTGAGGCGAAGGTTCTTTATAACCAGGAAGTATACATCTACATCGGTCTTATCATTTTCTTTGGGGGTATGTTAATCCTCCTCACAAACCGTAAGCCCTTACCGCCACCACCCTCGGTTTAACGAGAGATCGCGTACACGGGCTGAGCGGGCTTAGAGACGCGGGTCGACACAGTCGAGATCGACATGTAGACCGCGATCGAGAGGAGAGTGGTGAGCACCGCGGTGAGCGCGTACTGTGCACCACCGTTCTTGGGCACCTTGATCACCTGGTTGATGATGAAGCGAACGACATCCATCCAGGACATAGCCGCCGCAAACGAGAAACCAGCGACGATCGCGTTCAACGATTGGGTTTCGAGTTCCTGGGTAACGAGAGTGACAGTCTTAATAGCATCCTTCATTGTGAGTAATATATTATACCCTACGAAAATTATTTATTCTGGTAATAGTTCCTCCTTGTCTAATTTTTTGTATTTCGTTTTGACCTTTTTTAGGAGTTGATCATCTCCTGATATTTCAGCACACGAACTACTGTTGCTATCTGAATCATCATCCTCATATACATGCAGTTTTACTCCAGAGTCTGAAAAGTTCCAACCATCAGGCTCCCATGTGAACATTACTATTAATAGTATTTTTTAACATCTCTTCTGTCGGATTTTGGGGCACCCAATCATCCCATTGATCGTACGCCTCGTTTATCGAGATAAACTTGGGGTCTTCCCCTGAATAGCGAACAAATTCGGGGCATTCCTCTTCGGATACGATATCCATATCTTCGTCTGAGTCTTCATCGTCTTCATAAATCTCCGGGAACATGGTTCCAATCGAGAGACCGACTGTGTGCATAGCGCAATATTTCATCGCATACTCTACATCCTCTGGTAGAAGAACGTCTCTCCCACAGGCTTTAGAATATTCAGCTGCGAGAATAGTCGCTCGTTCCATAACCGGTGTTAGGATGTTCGTCATCGTTTCGATGTATTGTTCCATCATTGTATCCATGGTTGATGATTTCTCCCATGAAAACGAAGACTTAGGTGAAGTATATGAGTAAAATTGTAACAAATAAAACGGAAGACTATAATAGAATGAATCTTCAGTTGAAGAAGTTCAAGCCCGAGACGATAGCGGATGATCGAGTATGTGTATTCATTGGGAAGCGTAATACTGGTAAATCAACTCTGGTGAAAGATATCATGTTCCACAAGAGACATCTCCCAGCTGGAATCGTGTTGTCTGGTACAGAAGAAGGGAATCACTTTTATTCGGATTTTATCCCGGACCTCTTCATTTACGGTGACTACGATAGAGAAGCTATAGAGAGGGTGATGTCCCGACAACGAAAATTGGTAGGTGATGGTCGGGATAACTGTGGCGCCTTTATGCTTTTAGATGATTGTATGTACGATTCAAAGTTTCTGAAGGACACATGTATTCGACAATGTTTCATGAACGGTCGACACTGGAAGATTTTCTTCATGTTGACGATGCAGTATGTGATGGACCTCCCTCCGGCACTTCGAGCGAATGTTGATTATGTGTTTATCCTCAGGGAAAATATCATTCAGAATAGAGAAAAGTTGTACAAGTCATTCTTTGGTATCTTCCCATCCTTCGATATGTTCTGTAAAGTGATGGATGCATGTACAGAAAATTACGAGTGTCTTGTGTTAGACAACACCGTGAAGTCTAACAAGATCCAGGATTGTGTCTTCTGGTACAAAGCGACTGTTCGAAAGAATTTCAGGGTCGGGAGTCCACAACTGTGGCAGATGCATAAAAAAATGTACAACCCCAAACATCTCACACAGACAGACGAAGATGCGAAGAAGGCGACAAAGAAAACCAAACTCACGATCACGAAAAAAAAGTAAACTGCGTCACTTAACACTTCAAGAAAACATACGAATATACTAAATGGCTACTGACCAAGTAAACACCATGAATTTATTTGACGACGGTGATGGAATGGTTCCTCTACAAGATAAACCATCGACAGCGTTTAAAACAAATGAAAAAAATGTGAGTAAAGATAAAGACGAGATGGATTCTACACCTATAAATGATATCATGATGGAGCAGCCCCCTATGATGGACGACCCCAGGGTACAACCCCAAATGGCTCAGCCTCAGGCTCAGCAAGGTGTGTACCCCGCTGCCGCTCCCCCCCAACAGACTGATTCCACCCCCGAAAGCAAAAACCCCCTCAACCTCACGGATGATCAGCTCACAGCGCTCATCGTAGCTGTGGGTGCCGCGGTCGCTGTTAGCAAACCTGTTCAGGATCGTCTCGCGACCTCTATCCCCAAGTTCCTTAACGAACAAGGGGGTAGAAGTGTTGTCGGTCTCGCGACCACCGGTGTGGTGGCTGCGATCATTTTCTACATCACTAAGACATATATTATCAAGGTTTAAGCGTTTGGCTGCATCATGTTGTTGTAGATGGAGTTATCTATACCAGAGGAATAAATGACTACGGCACCGAGAACGAAAGCACCGGCGAGAATAGCCGCCAACTCAAGACGCTTCTTTCGATCGCTCCTATGAAAATTCTTGACGGTATCCTTCGACCGCTTCCACCATTCGTTCACAGCGAACACGATGATGAGCGCGAGGAGGGTAGCCATAGCAAAGAAGGATCGATCAACTGCGAGCTCAGGTTGTTCACCCACGATATAACGAGCAGCGTTGGGGATAACAACGGTCAGGAATACCAGATTCACGTAATAGTTATCGACGTGAACTGGAACCTGGGTGATTCCAAAGAACACTAGCCAGTAAAAGAGCGCCAGCAACATCTGTGTAATAGGGGTTTGCATTTATAGTATCTCGAGATTATTATTTATCCTGAATATGCTGACCACAAAATTTAGTTCTCTCAGGCATCCTCTTATAAATCCCAATGGATTCACAAATACCCCTCAATTCTACGAAATTTTTCCAAAAGTTCTTAGAATGCGAAAACTCTGTGACTGTACTGTGTGCGAGTTCATGAATGAGGACGTGGAAAATCTTGTTCGAATCACCATCGAGACATATAGTTATGTCTGCACCCTTGTTGACGTTGTATCCGACAGTCCCATTCATTCGCTTCAGACCTGTTATGGGAATGGGGTGGATGAGCATTTTGAATTTTTCATTTTCTGTCGTTTTTAGGTGATCACGGAGAATCTGGTACTTCTCCTTTACATCGACGAGTTCCTGGGGTTGCCGTGTCGTGAAGAGAATAACTAAATTAATCAAAAGTAATATACTGAAAAGATTCATCTATCATATACAAAGATAAATTTGCTATACAACTCTGAGATTGGATTTCCACACAGTCCCTCCCAAAGTTGTAATCTAAATCCAAGATGTTCTAAATGCGTCACAAGCTGATCTTTATACGCCACAGGTTCGGATTTAGGTCCATCTGCGTAATAAGGGGTATCCGTCAGGTGTACAAACAACTTTTCACCAAAATCCCCATTCCCATGTTCCTTCAGTTTGAAAAAGTTTCCCATATCATCGATGAGTGGTGTTTTAAATATAATCTTTTCTGAATCCGGGATGATACCCACAAGATAACTCCCGTGTTTTACACGCTTCTTAATTTCCCTGAGAGAACTCATAAAAAAGTCCCTCGATGCGAATATATAGTGAAGTGAAAAGTTAAAACACACAACATCAAACTTCCGGTGAGGGCACTGATGGATATCACCCTCATAGAAATTGACTCGTATGCGCATATTCTTCGCACGTGAACGAGCTTCTTCGAGTGCAGATGGTTCAGGGTCGCACATATTGATGTTCACTCCACAGTTGTGCCATTTTTGGAGATCTCCACCAAAACCACACCCAACATCGAGGATGTGCTGTCCCTCTCGAGCCACCGACCGAATCAAAACCCTCTTCGCCTCGTTATGATTCTTACGAATCTCCTCCATGATGATACATGTTTACATCTTTTTAATGTGGTTACTTAGGTTAAAGTTTATCAATGTATATCTTCCAATGGAATATATCATTGGGGATTGTTTAGAAAAACTCGATCTCGTAAAGGACGGGTCAATCGCCATGATTTATCTCGACCCACCGTTCGATAGTGGTCGTGATTATACGATGTCACACGAGAACTCCACAGGGTTTTCAGATACCTGGAAGGGTGGTGATTATAAAGACTTTATAGAGCGGGTAATAGATAAATGTATCCCAAAATTGAAGAAAGATGGGTCCCTCTTTTTCCACATCTCAGCTGAAAAAATGTTTACACCTGAACAGATCCTAAGGGAAAAGTTTAAATATGTTCAACCAATTTTTTGGAAGAAATGTCGATCAAAGAATAACGTGAAACATAAACTCGGTGCGACGATCGACATCATTTTTAGATGCAGTATATCGAAGAATCCCAAATTTAATCTCGTGTATCAATCCAGGGATGAGATGTACGTGAAGAATTCATTCAATAACAAAGACGATAGAGGAAACTATTCCCTTGGGCATGTGGTCACAGAGAATACAAAAAAGGGGTACATGTATACGTTTGAATTCGGGGATCGGGTGTATAACCCATCATCCGGGTGGCGAATTAAACAGGAAGAACTCGAGCGCCTTAGAGATGATAACAGACTTCACACACCAAAGACGAAGAACTCGAAACTATACAAGAAGATATACCTTCATGAGACTGAGGGTAAACCATGTACAGATCTATGGGATGATATTCACTCTATCAGCCAAGGTTCTGAGTTACGAACGTATCCCACGGCGAAGCCTGTTAAACTCATCGAACGAATCATTTTAATATCCACGGATGAAGGGGATACCGTACTCGACCCTATGTGTGGCTCGGGGACGACTGGGAAAGCAGCAAAAAACTTAAAAAGATCTTCGATTCTCATTGATAAAAACGATAATACGGCTATAATCAGTACGCGCACACAATAGAGTTCTTGAGATGAGCCAGGAGCTTCCGGGGCTGATCCTGTTGGATTTTCACACAGATACTAGAGCCTCGACCAAGCAGGGCGCGGATGCCATTATTCAGACATACACGCATGCGAAGGTTGGGTGTTCCCTCAATCTTCCCACTTGCGCACCCGTTTCGAACCATACAACCCCCTGGGTTATTCCACAAGTCGACGAGCTCGTCGCGATGAAAAAGAACCATTTCTCTCGACTTCTTGAAATGTAACAGAATCCAGTCAGATTCATGCCCGTCGAGGACGCGCTTGAGCATCGAACTTGGGTCGAGAGACTTTGAGATGACGTTAAGCAGTCTCTTGTACATACCTCTAACGGTTTTCTCTTCCTCTGGATATCTTTTGTAGTATTGAGTGATGTCTTTGTGGAGAGCACCAAATTCTTCATCGACGAAAGACATATTCTTCCAGTCGAAGCTCCCGGATTCAGACTCCTTGTTTTTTAGTGAAACTTTCACCCCGGTTTCGAGACACTCGGCGTCAGGGTTCTGTTGGGTCCCGCCTCGGTGGACAAGGAAACCGAGCTTTTCACGGATTGGTGCAAGCTTGGGGTTGTGGTTAATCATGTAAATCGTGTAATGCTCATTGGCGATGCCGTCATAGTGGGGTGTGCCGTCATTGAGAAACATGAGAATTGTCTTAATTTTCAGTGTTTTATTTTAACACTTAGGCTTTGAAATATGGCTTAAAGTTTATAAACCTAAATAAGATATAATGTCTCTTCAAACCGACTACACCACTGTTCCTGGGCAGGTCTTTGCGTGTATCTCTATTGTTGGACCCGAGTGTCCTCAGAAGACCGATAAATTTGGTATCAAGCTTCGTGGTGCTTTTGCCACCCGTGACGAGGCTGCGAACCATGCGAAGCGCCTTCAGAAGGAGGATCCCACATTCGACATCTATGTCGTGGAGCAGTACAAGTGGCTTCTGATCCCTCCCGATCCCACCAAGATTGAGGATGTTCATTATACCAACGATAAGCTCGAGGAGATCATGACGGGTTATAAGGAGAACCAGGCTCAGGCTGCTCGTATGTTCCAGGAACGCAAGCAGGGTATGATGGATACCAAGGTTTCGTACAACCCTGGCGATGATAACTCCAAGTTTTACACCAAGCCTGACGAGGCTCCGATTTCCCACCCCTCGGAGGTTCTGGAGCGTCTTAAGAAGGAGAAGCCGGACACCCCCATGGAGGACCTGGTCAAGGAGGCTGACGCCATCGTCGCTGCCGAGGTTGAGGAGCGTCAGAAACAGCGCGAAGCTGCGGCTAAACTCGAGGAGGTCAAGGAGGAGGAAGAATAATATTCATATATAGTAATAAATGATTCCCATACTCGTCGCAGTCATATTGACGGGTATGTTCTTTGTTTTGTTTTTTGGATCGTCTTGGAATTCAAAAAACAAAAGGGAAAAGAAAAGAAAAATAATACAACTCGAACCCAGTACCACCCGTGGGTTTATCGAGGATACACGAGACGCCTTCATCATACCTATGTATCCAACTCAGCTCATGAAAAGGGATAGTAACGGAAAGACGATAACAATCGGTGGCAAGACAAGGTATTTCGCACCGTACTCAAGTATACCTGAGAATCACTGGCTGCATGGTTTTCCCCATAAAAAAACCAAGTAAAAACACGGCGAATGCTATAATCCATGTAGACTTATCGACATTCTTGAACAGATCAAACGACTCTTGTGTTTGAGGTTGTGACGGCTGATACATGGGTTGCTGTGGGTAATTAGACACTTCGGATGGATGAAAATAATACTCCTCTTCTTTATTTTCATCTTCTTTCTCTTCACTCACAGTGGGATTATATTCAATGGGGTTACCAATGTCTGTTTCCATTTTTTAATATATAACGTGTTTTTTTTAAGCGTCTTCTTCCTCACTTTCACTCTCATCTTCTACCACAAAATCCTTGAGATTCCCATTTTCATCGGCGTCTTCTTCGTCTTCTTCATCATCTGAAAAATCTTCCTCATCTTCTGTGTCGATTTCGGAATCAAAGTCTGTATCATGGTCATCATCACAGTAATCATCCTCAAGGACATCTTCAGAGGGCTTAAAAAAATCAGGTTTCTTTATATTCCTTCCTAGACGGGTACGAGTGGAAACCATTTATAATGTAGATGATATTATTGTTTAAGTAGTTTTACGAGGTCATTATCAATAAGTGTGTATGTTCTCGCCATGTTTTTCTTCCCTTTGCATTTAGGGCACGCCTGTGTAATCTTATTCCCTTTTATCTTATAGGACATCACACAGTCCTCGTGGTTACCCTTGATGGATTCACAATACGTTGATGTAGTGAGAGCTATGTAGTTCGTCTTATTTTTCGAGATTTCTACGACTGTCGTATTCTCCTGACCCACTACAAACTTCTGAATGAACGCCTGTATCTTGGGTTTAGCGTCACGTTTATTAAACTGAGGTTTAACTACACGCTTCGTTAATTCCGGACACTTTTGGATCTCCTGTTTATCTGGATACAAATCATTTAGGATAATGGGTGAAAGTTTATGTTTACGCCCACAGAAATCTTTACAAAAACCATCTCTCCTCGACCTGATCGTTTCACAGCGACAAAAACATTTTTGGGCGATGAATTGACCACTAATGATGAACCACACGTGATTTGAACCATGCTCCCTTTTCAGGTTTTCACAGTATTTTGATGTAGTTGCGGCTAAATATGTATTTTTGAATTTAAATAGCTTCGTGATATAAGACCCACCCTGACCTTCCATGTTGTTCTGAACAAAACTCTCAAGTCTAGATTTAACAATATCATTCTGAATCTCATCCTTGATCTCATCACTCGTGAACGTCCCCTCACGAACAGCAGCCACGGATGGTGGTTCAATGAATGCGTTTTGGGGGGCATCTGTGCGAATCGCAGACATTTTCAGGATTTCGACGTCCGGGGTTGAATCAATTCGAATGATCGTACTCAAAGGTTCTGTAGTGTACCTAAACACTGGGAGATACGATAACTGATCTATTTTACCACCCTCACATGCATCACATCCCCGACCATCACATAAATCATGTTTCGCCTTTTTGTATGACCACGGCATCCTGAAACCACTCCCCTTGGTTTTCCTGTGTAAGTCACCATAAACGGCTGCATCGATGATCTCATTCCAGTCAATCGAACTCTTCGCCTTTGAGAGTGCGACGAGAATATGTTCCCTGAGAGCGACCGCTGAAGCCTGGTCAACGACGTACCCATACCAGTTCAGATGTACACCAGTTTTTATCAAAGATCCACATGATTTTGGTGGTGATACGGAAATGATACACTCTTTACCACCATGTCGTTTCACCTTATCACATATGATTTTACATATTGACTTAATCTCATCTACAGAGAGTGACGTCGTATCCTTGTAGTCTATATCCACGAAGAAATTGTACACTGGTGTCTTCTGTTCCACGACGAACAATTTTTCACCAGATACGATCGCTTCTATGTACTTTTCGTAAAAGTCGTTCAATTTATCAAATGGCACGGAAAGGACGCCACCGTCCATGAGCACATGTGATAGATTGGTCGCGCCATTGATTTTTTGGGATACGCACCAATTTTTAAACATATATATTTATTGATCATTTTCTCTAAACCAGTTCATACAGGAGATGTCTTGGAAAATCTTTTTTTCAGCCAATTCCTTTTTGATCACAAGGAGTTCACAAACCGTTGTTTCCTTGTGTTCTTCCATCCACTGTTCAATCTCCTCCTCACACAACCCCCTGTTCGTATCAAGGAGTTCCTTAATCTGCATCAACACATACGCCTTGGACTTCATTATTTAATAGAGAAGGTTTTTCTATTCAAAGAAGTCATACACGAATAGAATTCTGGATTCTTAATCACATTATCCACTATCAACTTCCATCGTTTCCGTGTGTTGAACTCCTCAAGAGTATCAAAACTCATGAAATCATTCTCATCAAATGTCCTTTTGTAGGGCTGATGTAAAGCCTTCTTCACATTTGTTTTCTGCTTCTCTTCGAAAAATTTCTTGGTGAACTCATACTGCTGTGGACGTGTATAGTTGACGAAGAATATGAAGACATTATATTCCAAATCTACAGTTGGGCTCTCTTTGTGTATAAACTTAAACTCTGTATACTCACCATTCTTCAAGGATATCACACCCCTCGTCTCTTCCTCTAATTCCCGTAGAGCACAACGAATCGGGTTGAATATTTCCCTCCTTCGACACCCTCCCGTGACAAATATCCACTCCTTGAACCGATAATCCCTAACCGTGAGAAATCTCGGTTTACCATCCGCAAAACTAACTGGTATAGCAATCGCTTTGTATTTTTTCATTGCGCATTCGCAAGTTATAATAAGCGGATATGTTTATTCCTTCTCTTCGACGACGGCAGCGGTGGGTGTTTCTTCTTCTTCAAAATCCTCCTCCTGGATAGAATTCAGCTTATCCATGACATCTTCCGAAAAATCCCTAATTTCGTAGAGTTCCTCCTTGGTCTTCTTAAGCTCACGGAGTAGGAAAATAACACCGACGACACACACGATCGTCGCGATCAGCATCACATTATCACGGTTAAGTGCAATCATATACTTTTGTAGGGCTTTTTCTTTTTAAGTATTCTACATCACGGCACCCATCTTGGTTTTACCTGGTGGAGGACACTGGTAGGCAGTCTGCCCAAATTGAACGGCTTCGTAATGCGTAGGCTGACAAGACTTCTCGGTAGAGGGTGTCGGTTGCCCGATAAACTTTTCGAGTGTCCTGGATTTAGGATCGTACGTCAATACAAAAGCGATGGCGAGAAAAAAAAGGATTGTGAGATACATCTTTAGTATTTAGTTAGAATATAATAGACCACCCATACCGTTCTCAATGCGGAGGACGTTGTAGTTCACACCATAGATATCATCCGTGTTAACTAGAGTGTCGTTAACGATACGAGCCGAATCGAGGCGCGAGAAGTTGAGCGAACCGGTGGGCTGAAGCTTACCAGTCTCGAGGCAGAAAGGGTATGTGAACAACTTAGCACCTGGGGCGGAGTTGCCGTGGGAGGTGTGGTAGTAGAGGGGAACCGTGGTGTAGTTAGGGTTCGCGAACTTGAAGTCGGAAACATCAGTACCGTTGATCTGGAGCTTGATCTTGTTCGTGTCGAGGCACATGTTCACGGCGGTCACGTTGGAGGCGGCGATGTACTTGATGGGGTGGTTGAAGTTGAGCTCCTGTGTCTTGGATCCGGAGGAGATAGCCTTCTGGACCTGGGTGATGAGCATGTTTTGGGGCTTGGAAGCGAACATCTCACGCTCTTGGGTATCGAGGTACGCATAGTTCGCGTAGACCTCCCACTTGTAGGTATCCGCGGCAGCACCCCAAGTGATGCGAAGCTCAACATCGTGATACTGGAGGGAGATGAGGGGGAGGGCGGTCTGCCAGTTCTCACAGAAGGCGAAGCGGAGGGGGTAGAACCGCTCATTGGTCGAGCCACCGTAAAGGTCACCGGCGACGGACTTGGACGAAGAGGTCGCAGAGAGGGTGGGGGCGATGAGGGTGGAGTAGACCGAGTCTTGTTCGTCAATCACCTGACCACCGATGAGAAGCTCCACCTTGGAGATGGCGGTGGTCCAATCGGGGACGACGTTCGATTGGGTACCATCAGACTTGATGGGCATGAGGTAGACGTAGTTGAGCATGTCACCCTTGCGCTCGAAGCGGATGGTGGACATACCGTTGTTCGAGACGTTGCCCTGAATGACCTGACGCTCGACAGTTTGGGAGAAGTTCGTGTGACGCTTGTAAGTAGAACGGAAAAAGCTGACTTCGGGCTGACCGACGAGGTGCACATCCTGGGCACCGACAGCGACGAGTTGGGCAATACCACCAGACATTTTATATTATATGGAGAGTTTATTTTTAAGCTTAGGCGAATCTGTAAGATTCTTAGAAGGTTAGATACGAGGGAAGTCCTACGGACTTCGATCGGGATGGAGACTTACAAACTGGGACACAATTTGTAAGAAGGGTGGGGGAAGGGGGCAAGTCCGTAGGACTTGGAACGAGTGACTGCGTCACTCGGGACTTAGATCGCATCGGTACAGCTCTTCGTGGTTTTGAGTTTTTTGTAGAGTGTATCATACACATTCCCTGTGAAAGGGGTATCAGATTCGACACTGACGCGAATACCACCGATATCACCCTTATTACCATTACGCATGGCTATGTTCACCCACATGGTGAAGCGACCACGGAGGTTGTACTTGGTCGTGGTCGTCACAGTTTCCACTTTAGTTTCTGAGTCGTAGTTCCTCACCTCATCCACCCTCTTTTCTATCTCGATACTGTTAGTGGCTAGGGATGCATATGGATTCACAGCAGTGAGTCCGTTGGAAAGTGTAATCGTTTCATTGAGGGTGACCCCCATTGTTTATTATAAGGTGAGTTTTTTTAAATAAGTTTGCAAGAGACTAGGGCAGCCTTATAGGTTCCATGATCGACGAGGGTATATACGGGCTCAGTTTCACCTGTTTCTTCCCATACAATTTGACCATTTTCGTCGAGGACATCAACAAGTTCTTCGATGATGACTTGTTCATCGTGTTGAGGTATTTGTGTTTTTGATTTGGAAAATTTTATAGTTTTATATTTTTTACTTGTACCTGTGGAATATGTAGCCTTATCTTCTATGCTGAGAGCATCATAATCCTCAACACTAATTTCACTCAGGTATTTAATACTTCTAACATCCTCTGGGAGTGTATTGTATTTCATCTCACTCACTTCTGTTTCACCTTCATAGTATCTCGTTTCATTGTGAAATTCACTATTCTTTACAACCTCTTTAAAGTATATGGGTGTTTCATCGACACGCGTTGTGAATGACGACCTCCTTTCGTAGTCATAAAGTCCAATCTCGTATGATTCATCATGGACGTAATACGTTACATTCGAAAGCTCCTTTTTAGGAATTTTAATAGATATCTGTAATGGTTCTGTAAAGTCACAATCTTGGGTCACCTTGGCGACTGTGTAATTCATTAAGGCACCACCCTCCTGTTTTTGTGCATAACCTGGAGCTACATTAGATGTGGTCAAGAGATCTCCTGATTCGAGAGTACCACCCAAATCCGTGACCCAAATCCGTGTATCACCCTTGATATCCACGAGTGTATCATAATCTATAGAGTTAGTTTTCTCATTGGAAACAACACCATACCACGATTTATCCATATAGACATTACTAAGATTTACCACAGGAATTGTGTTTGTTTTATGTTTGTTGGTGTTCGCACTCACGACAAGACCAGTGATATTTTGACCCCAAGTGTCTAATACTGTAGTTTTCGAACGGGGGAGTTCGGATACAATTTCCTGAACCCCCTTGACGAGGTAAGGGACCATCTGCATATAATCAACTGTTGCAATTCCATTCCCCCACACAGAGTAATCTGGGTCTTGGGTGGGGTCATCACTAGGAGGTGGTGTATACTTTTCAATGTCACCTGCTTCGGGTGGTACTCCGACTATGTGTCTAAGTTCTGGTGCAGTATAATATACCTCTTGTGCCATGAGACCTGACTCAAGATACCAGTTTTGTCCTGGAGCGTATGGGTCTAATTTCGTCCGCTTGTAGTAGTTTTGTGGTCTCAGCTTCAACAATGTCTTGACTGCTCCTGTAATAAAGGTTTCACCATCTTTTACACGATCGTCTGATGAGGTATAGGAGACTTCACCCGTGCTAATGTTATATCTCATGTAGTAAGTTCCACCTTGGTTTCTTACGCAGCTGGTACCCAGATAGAAAGAGCCCGCAGGCTGACTGGTCTGACCCGCTCCGAGTCCGATGGCGATGGCGTTGACCCCCTGGTTCTGATACCCCGCTACGTGCCCTATGGCGACGGCGTTGACCCCCTGACTGGTCACAGCCGATGCCTGTCCTATGGCGACGGCTTGAGCTCCCTGATTGGTCTGACCCGCATTGGCCCCCACGGCGACGGAGTTGTTTCCCTGATTGTACTGAGCCGCTACGTCCCCCACGGCGACGGAGTTGACCCCCTGAGAGGTCTGACCCGCCGCATACCCCACGGCGACGGCGTCATTTCCCTGATTGATATAACCTGATATGTACCCCACGGCGACGCAGCCAGTTCCCTGACTACTCTCACCCGCACCCACACCCAAGGCAGTGGAAACGGTTCCCTGATTGAATTTACCTGAATTGTACCCAACGGTCACAGAATTAGACCCCTGATTGCAAAACCCTGCTTGGTACCCAACGGCGACGCTGAAGCATCCTTGATTCGAATAAGCAGAATCTACGCCGACGCCAACGCCGAAGGCTTTTTGATCATTACGACCCGCAGTGTTCCCAATCGCGATGGTGTAGTTTCCCTGATTGATATAACCCGACGCATTCCCTATGGCGACGGCACCTACTGACTGATTCGTCTCACCCGCGCCGGAACCCACGGCGACGGCGTTTTGTCCCTGATTGTGCCGACCCGAAGCGACCCCGAGAGCTGTTGAGTATAACCCTTGATTGCTATACCCTGCAAAGTATCCTATGGCAACACCCTCAACTTTCTGACTTCTCTCACCAGCATATGTCCCTATGGCGACGGTATTGGTCTGTTGGGAGAGACCACCCGCTTGGTACCCCACGGCGATGGCGTTGGCTGCCTGATTGAACTCACCCGCGCGCGCCCCCACGCTGATGCCGTACTGTCCCTGACGAATATTACCTGCAGCCTCCCCAACGGCGACAGCGGCACTCCCCTGGTTACTCCAAGCCGCATTGAGACCTACGGCGACGGCGGTTTGTCCCTGGCTTACTCCACCAGCAAAGCGTCCAACAGCGGTGGCATTCTCCCGCTGATCGGTCTGACCCGCATAATAACCGACGGCGGTGCAGTAGTTTCCCTGATTGTACTGACCCGCTATGTTCCCTATGGCGGTGGCTTGGGTTCCCTGAGAGGTCATGCCTGCACCGTACCCAACGGCGACGCTTTGGTCTCCCTGAAAATCTCGACCAGAATTCGGACCTATGGCGGTGGAGTTGGCTCCCTGAGACGTCTGACCCGCAGTGTACCCCACAGCGGTGGAGTAGAGTCCCTGAGAGGTCTGACCCGCTACATGCCCCACGGCGGTGGCGCTATTCCCTTGATTGGACTGACCCGCTTGAATCCCCACGGCGGTGGAGTAGAGTCCCTGAGAGGTCTGACCCGCTACATGCCCCACGGCGACGGCGTAGGTTCCCTGACTGGTCTGACCCGCCGCGCCCCCCACAGCAGTGGCGTAAAGTCCCTGACTGGTATTACCCGCTTGGTACCCCACGGCGACGGCGCGTGCACCTTGTTGTGACCGACCCGCTGATTGTCCCATGGCAACAGAGTTGTCTCCTTGACTACTCTCGCCCGCAAAGTACCCAATGGCGACGGAGTTGTCACGCTGATCTAAACTACCCGCATGGTTCCCCATGGCGACGGCGCTAGGTCCCTGACCCGTCTCACCCGCCTCGGTCCCGATGGCGAGATTGTTCGTATTACTGTTCGCCTTGATGAACGTGGTTCCGCGGATTTGAACGTCACCCGAAAAATCTTGAATGTTCGTCGACATATAGTATTATAGACTAAATTTATTACGGCTTAAGGACGAGGGGCGCTTTGTTTGGAGTATGAAGATTTTCTTTATGTCCACCCACTGTAATCAAGGGACTGGGTACGCTCGTGTCGCGAATAAACTCGTGAACCACCTGGCGTCCCTCCCGGGTGTTGAAGTTGTCTACTACGCCTTCCAGAACTATAAGGGACAAGACATTAAGGACCGTTTTATCGACCCTAGAATCAAGTTCTATGATGCGATAGAACTCGACCCCGCGGCTGTGGGTGGATTTGGAGATGCTGGTATAGTTCCAAGTATCATCAAGGAGAAGCCAGATGTTCTGTTCCACTATAACGATATGAATGTCGTTCGTGCTATCATGCGCCTCATCCCCCCTGAGCACATGCCCCCAAAGAAGTATCTCTACCTTGACATTGTCTACCCCTGGCAAAACATCGACACCTTTGAGATCCTGAAGGAGTACAACTTTGACCACATATGGACATTCCTGGATTGCTGGAGAGACCATATGGTTAATGACCTGAAGTTTGATCCGTCGAAGGTGAGTACGATGGTCCATGGTATCGATTTCGATCGTTTCGTTGATATCCCCAAGGAGGAGGCAAAAGTTTCGTGTGGTTTCAAACCAGATGACTTTTTGGTGGTGAATATGAACCGCAACTCCGGGCGTAAGATGTGGGAAACCACCATCAAAGCGTTCCTCGAACTCCTGGAGCGTGAGAATATGAATCCCCGCATCAAACTCTTCTGTGGTGGCTTATCGTTCCATAAAGATGGTGTTGATATTGGAATGACTGTGAGGTCCGAGTGTTTGCGTAGAGGTATGGATGTGGACAAGGTTTGTTTTCACCATGTCTTGCGTAATCTCAAACCCCTTCACTTGACAGACGCCGAAGTGAATGAAATATACAACGCCGGTGATGTTGGTATAAATACGACACGAGGTGAAGGTTTTGGTCTAACCCCAGTGGAGCATATGTACCTCAATCGCCCACAAGTTGTCACAGGTATCCCAGCCCTCAAAGAGACTATGGGTCCCTATGCCCATTTCGTGGAGCCAAAGATATGGGTTCGCATCGGACAAGCTGAACCCCATGATGGGGAAGTAGCTTACTGCGATTACAAAGACTTTGCAGATCGTCTCCAACACTGTTTCAAAAACCCCGATGAGCTCCCCAACGCTCGAGAGTACCTACGTGAAAAGTATTCATGGGAACATTTATATAAAGCTTTGGATAAAGAGTTTAACAAATGAACCCCTATGTCTTAGAAATTCCTGGTATCGTACCACTCGAAGTATGTGCCTCGATCATTCAAAGATTTGAAAATGACGACAGAAAGGTTGAAGGTTTTTTTACGTACCCCATGGGTGACCAGATTGTCACACGTAAAAAGAACAATTTCGAACTGTCATCTACAACCCTTCAAGATTGGGAAGATGTGAACAAACTATTCATTGACTATACATCTAAGGTATATGAAAAGTATATGAATCATTTGAAGAATTCCTTTAGTGGGTACGGTGACCCACGATACCCTGTGTATGATCGAGATCTTGTTCAAAACCGAGTTATTTGTACGGGGTTTCCGATACAAAGATTGGGAAAAGGGGATCTGTACGATTGGCATCATGATGGTGATGTCTCCAAACCATATTTCATTCAAATCATATTCTATCTAAACACACTTCAAGAAAATCAGGGAGGTTGTACTGAATTTATTGACGGTAGGAAGGTGAGACCCGAAGCTGGGAAAGTTCTTGTGTATCCATGTTCATGGACCTTTCCACACAAAGGTGGTGAAGTTTTGGATGGATACAAATATATTTGTACCACTACTATTAGTATCCAAATGTGATCACATCCGTCGACCCCTCTGTGATTTTTGTCACCGTACCAGAACTACTCTGGGAAATGTATTCGATGAACACATTATAGTGACCCGCCACAGCCATGTCCGTCGTTGGTTTGAAACTTACTTCGGTTGTGGTTGTCGTGATCGCCGAGGACCATGGGTTTGTACTCGCACTACCGAATATACTCACCGGACCTTTTGCGATGGCGAGAGGTGTCCCACCCGTCCAATGACCACCACCACACTCCATCGAGAGTGTACTGACTTCATCATCCGATTCTACGAGGTGTGCCACGATCTTCGCATAGAAGACGTGTGCGCTGAAAGTAATTTTAATTGTGGAGTCGGCGATTGTTTGGGCAGCACCCAAATCACCCGAGAAACTGTAGGTCTTCTTCGTGACCCCACCAGTATTGGTCACAAGACCCCCAGCGACATATGCACGCTCGCCGACGTACACATCCTTCGCTATACCGACACCACCAGCTGCCTTGAGAGCACCTGTAGTTGATGATGTCGACTCCGTTGCATCGGTTAGGGTCACCACACCATCAAAGGTGGCTGTAGAACCAAAGAGCGCCCCAGAAATACCCACACCACCCGTGACTACGAGGGCACCATCAGTCTTACTCGTGGCTGCAGTGGCGTTTGTTACAGAAGTTACACCATCAAAAGTGGCTGTAGAACCAAAGAGTGCCCCGGAAACCCCAACACCACCTGTGACGACTAGGGCACCATCGGTCTTACCCGTAGCCGCAGTAGCATCGGTGACTGTGACACTATCCGCCTCTACATCTTCGAGGTTTGCGTGTGTAGCGTGGATGTCCCCAGTTACACCTAGACCACCCCCTAAAATGAGGGAACCGGTTGTCTTTGAAGTGGCATTCGTCGCGTTTGTGAGGGTCGTGATACCCGCGGGAGTCATGGTAAGTCTCGCATTTGTTCCCACGTCTGATGCATGGTTCGAGATGTTGAATGTGTCGTTGACGGAGTTGTCGATACCCACCGAGAAGGACTCACCTCCATTGACAGTGAAGGACGTCACCGGGTCTGCTGTAGCTCCAGTGGCTTCGAGGGCTACCCGAGCATCGTTGCCGTCACCATTGATGTACACACCACCAGTGGAGGTCGCCATGACGTGTACAGGTCTGGTGGTCGTCACAGTACCCACACCCACATGAGAGGCTGCGTAGACATTTGTGGAGTGGATGTTTGAAGCCACCCCCAAACCACCCAAAACCACGAGGGCGCCTCCACTCGTGGAAGCTGTATCTGTGGTATCTTGTATCCTTGCGTCACCATTGACATCGAGGTTTCGTAAGGGTGTCCCCTCGTTGATACCCACCCTCGAGGTACTGACATCCACGAAGAGATTGGAGACGGCACCCACAGTGAGATCGTCCGCGAAGGTCACAGTACCAGTGACATCCAGGGTTTCTCCGATGGTCACGTTGTTTTGGATGAGAACATTTCCTCGAAGATCGATGAGCATTTGGTGCGTCTCATCCTCGTAGTGAAGGATGTGGTCATCTGTGAATGTATTTTGTGTGTAACTGATTGATAACCTATGTTCATCTGCGTGATAAATGAGGGCGACGTTGGCATACTCAAGTGGATCACCTTCTTGGTGTTCAATCATGAAACCACTATCCAATCCACTCACGGAGTTGTTCGCGGCGACACCAAAAATCCGATCCGAAATCGTCACGGATTCCGAATTGAGAATGGTCGTGTTACCACTCAATGTAAGATTACCCAAAAATTCAGCTTCGGCGGCGGATACGACGTATGTACCCCCGGGTGTGAAATAAATGGGGGACTTTTCCAAGAATCCATCTGTACCCACCATGGGTACGTGTTTATTAACGGCATCGATGAGACCAGCCACAGAAATGTTGGACCCCACCTCGACATTCGCCACAGTCACGAGACCTGTAGTGACATCAGTGAATTGAATAGTGTTTGAAGTCGTGTTCCCTGTATCTGTGACTTGTTGTAATGTTTGGAGTTGGGTCAAGAGATTGGATGGTTCAATCTTCTGAAAGTCGTTATTTTGGTCGCTCACATAAACCCAATTGATATCCCCCTCGTCAAGAACAATTTGGGCGTTGGGAACATCATTGGCACGACCGATACCCGTGACGAAGATAGTGCCATTATTTTCGCCAACTTTAACCACCACTCCCACATTTTGAATACTATCTGGAACTGAGTCGGTGTAAAAAGGTTTCACATTTGACAGCCCACCTGCGACGGTATTACTCACATACAAAGTTTCACCTTCTATGAAACCTAGTGTATTTACACTTTGTGCTCTACCATACGCCACAGCGACACCCTGACCACCTTGTGTGATAGTAGCATCATTGACTACACCAATTGCAGGCATCGTAGATGGACTATCAGCTCTCGCAAGTCCAACATTTACAACGTTTTGATTATGGGCACCCGTGACATATACCACATCTCCCCTTGAAAGGTCGGTACCAGCGTCATTACGAATACGTATATATGTATGCATGGGGTACTCATTTATCCAATCCTCCCCGCTATAGACGAGTAACTGATCAGCGACGGGTGTATTGATGCTCACGTTCGTCATTTGATTCAGCTTCACTTCGACGTTCGAAGTGAGGTCCGTGATGAGCGCCGTTGTGGGATGGTTTAGGGTGAGAGTGCCATCAGTGGTTAGATTGGAAGAGACATAAGCGTTACCAACAACGTGAAGATTTGAGGTTGGGTTCTTGGTCTCGATACCAACGGACTTGGTCGTCGCATCCACATGGAAGGTGTCTTCATCCACAGTCAAGTTCGAAGAGACATAGACATTTCCAACAACGTGAAGATTAGCTTTGGGGTTCTTGGTCTCAATACCGACGGAATTGGTCGTCGCATCCACATGGAGGGTGTATTCATCCACAGTCAAGTTCGAAGAGACATAGACATTTCCAACAACGTGAAGATTAGCTTTGGGGTTCTTGGTCTCGATACCAACGGAATTGGTCGTCGCATCCACATGGAGGGTATCATCATCCACGGTTAAGTTCGAGGACACATAGACATTACCCACAACGTGAAGATTGGCTTTGGGAAACTTAGTCTCAATACCAATGGAATTGGTTGTCGCATCCACATGGAGGGTGTCTTCGTCCACGGTTAAGTTCGAGGACACGTAGACATTTCCAACAACGTGGAGATTAGCTTGGGGGTTCTTGGTCTCAATACCGACGGAATTGGTCGTCGCGTCCACATGGAGGGTATCTTCATCCACAGTGAGGTTTGAGGACACGTAGACATTTCCAACAACGTGAAGTTCAGCATCCGGTGTTTTTGTTTTTATACCCACTCGTTCAATCGTCGCATCCACATGGAATGTATCCGTGGCGACTGTTAGATCGTCAGATATATATGTGTTACCAACGACATGAAGGTTGGCTTGGGGGTTCTTGGTCTCAATACCAACGGAATTGGTCGTCGCATCCACATGGAAGGTATCCTCATCAATGGTGAGATTCGAGGAGACATAGACATTACCCACAACGTGGAGATTGGCGGAGGGGTTCTTGGTCTCGACTCCGACACTATGTGTCGTCGTGTCCACGTGGAAAGTATCTTCATCAACGGTGAGATTTGAAGACACATACACATTACCAACAACATGGAGGTTAGCTTGAGGGTTCTTGGTCTCGACTCCGACACTATGTGTCGTCGCGTCCACATGGAGGGTGTCTTCATCCACAGTCAAGTTCGACGAGACATAGACATTTCCAACAACGTGGAGATTAGCTTGGGGGTTCTTGGTCTCAATACCAACGGAATTGGTCATCGCATCCACGTGAAGGGTATTCTCATCCACCGTTAAGTTCGAGGACACGTAGACATTTCCAATAACGTGGAGGTTAGCGTCGGGAGTCACTGTCCCAAGTCCTATGGACTTGCCTCCCACATCCACGTGGAAGGTATCCTCATCCACCGTGAGGTCACCACTAATACTCGTGTTTCCGGAGACGACTAAAACATTCGAACCATATTCATCTACGAAAAGATTGGATCCCACATCTAATGTGTGAATGGGGCTCGTGTTTATGATCCCAATATTAGACTCAGTGAGAACGCGACCGTACACATGTACGTCCAATGTCTCGGATGTTAATGGGGTGATCGTCTTACTTTCCGCACTCGTTTCCGTGTACGCCAGAGCAAGTTCACTCGAACCCTCTAAAAATCCAACCGTGACGTTAGAACCCGGGCGGTTCATGACGATTCCGAGGTCGAGTGTCGTATCTCCAACCGTGTTGTTTCTTCCCAATTCTATGATAGCATCTGTGATTGTGAGATTTTCAGTGTTAATCACAGTGAGGACACCATCTATCTGAGCGTTTCCTTGGACAACGATATCCCCCTTAATGTTTGTGTTTCCGTTCACGACGAGAACATTAGAACCGGTATCGTGAACGTAGAGATTTGAGCCCACATCTAGGGTGTGGAGTGGTGAAGAATTTGCGATACCGACGTTGGACACGGTCACGAAACCCGTTTCTGTATTATTAAACTCGAGTGTGTTTGTTGTCGTATTTCCAAGGTTTGTGGTGGCTTGAAAATTTGGTTGTAAAACGTCTACGGCAGCCACACCCGAATCCGTGATCTCTTTTGATATTCGGTTATACGTAAGAATCTTGATTTGACGATCAGAAACATCAAGCACTTGACGTAAAGGACTGATGTACACCGACCCCGATTGCGTCGTGTCGATCTGGGTATTACTGGCGTTGAACACGATCGTATTCTCACCCTGGTCCTCTGTCGCGTTTTTACCGAACCTAATTTTTGTAGATCGTTCGACCGTCGGCAAGTTCTTGACCATTTAATATAGATTAGCATTTTAATTCGCGTAGAGGAGTCCTGCCATACCGTTCTCGATACGGAGGATATTGTAGTTGACCGCGTATATCGGGTCGTTGATAGGCATTGATTCACTCATGATCTTAGCAGACTCTAAACGACTGAAATTGAGGGTACCTGTAGGTTGAAGTGAGCTTGTGGAGAGGCAGAAACAATAGAGAAAGAAATCTGGAGACGTCACAAAGCTTGTATGATAGTAACTCATCACATCAATAAAATGTGGTTTTCCCCATTTATAATTACTCATATCCGTACCATTGATGTTTAACTTAATTTTGTTAATGGGTGAAGTGAGCGCACCGTCGGTGGTCGTATCTGATGAGGCAAGATACTTCACGGGGTGATTAAACGTGAGATCCTGGACGAGTGTGCGAGATGGGATGTTTTTCTGTACTTGGGTGATGAGAAGGTCATGCTTCCTCAATGCGATGTTACCACGCTCCTCGTTATCGAGATAATAGTAGTTCGCATAGCACTCTACGTTATAGTTCGCAGCCGCACTAGCCCAATGGATACGGATCTCTACGTTATGATAGTTGAGTGCGACTAAGGGGATAGCATACTGTGGACCCTCACAGAAGAAGAAGCGAAGGGGATAAAAGTAAGAGCGAGCGCTCACACCTGGGTGTGTACCATTCGCACTTCTGGAAACGTTTTGGGCGAAGGTATCGATGGCAATTTTTTCGGTAAATATGGAGTCTTGGGTATCGATGACCGAACCACCAATAAGAAGTTCCACTTTATCTATGATGGTATCCCACCTCTGAATATCAAGGGCGGACGTGAGATTATCTATTGTGAAATAAACATAACCGAGAAGGTCACCAGAACGTTCGAATTGAACACTGGACATTGAACTGTTTTTCACCGCTCCATGGATCGTTTGCTTTTCGATGGATTGTGAAAAATTAGCATGTCTTTTAAACGTTGAACTAAAGAACGATATTTCGGGGTCACCCATGATATATTCATCCTGGGCTCCGATAGCGATCAATTGAACAATGCCTGCAGACATGGTATACTATAGTAAAAGGAGAAAATTACAGATTGGGTTTTCTACACACAAAGCGAATTACTAAGAAATTTTTGCTGCTCGCACCAGGGAGAATGGGTACACCACTTTGGTTTCTGAGAGTCACACTAAATCGATCAATCGTACGAATAGGATCAATATATTGTGTGACGATCGGATAATCATCCTTGAACCCAATAACACCCGTACCATCGCTTACGATACTAGCGAATGAGTTACGAACAACACTCTCACTCGCTTGACCATTTGGTACATCAGAAGCTCGATCGGAAAAGATCGTATCCAACTCTTTGATAGAAACATAACAGTGTTCCGTAGCCACAGTGGTATTGATTCGTGCAGCTAACAACCTCGCCTGAACGACATTCTTTAATGGTTGTTGAAGATAACATGTGAAAACATTGGCGCTAGTCTGCCCAATTGTATCTATCGTCACGGTGTGATATTCATGTTGAAGATCTGGAATCGCCTCAGTGATAGTTGTAATGAGAGCCATTTATATTAGCTTAGATTAAAGATCCACCAATTCCGTCGGTAATCTCATATCCAGCGTGCGCACTCACGAGTTCCTGAGCACCACAGACACCACCTGGTGTGAGACCCTTGGAGTAGGGGCTATCCTTTTTCCCGGACCCAGCGGTACATTCCAAGCTGACGGGGAGGTCGAAAATGGAAGCGTCACTGACCGTCTTGACAGTGATTGGCTTGGGCTGGTATTTGCTGGTAGTGTTGGTCCTGAAAGCGGCGAGAGCCGAGATGACCACGAGAAGGATGACAATCATCGAGAGCGCATTACGACTGGTACGATTAAGGGTAAACATTTATAATGTACAAATATTTTTTTAAACTGCGTTAAAGGTATTTTTTTTAGTTTCTACATAAAGAGTAGATGGACGAAGAAATCGTACTCGACCGAGGAAATACCAACATTATGAAATTGGATGCGGATGAACAGGCTATCATGGATGAGATTGAAATCTCTGCCCCGCAACCCCAGCGTGTTCCTAGACCAACCCGACCCGCTCCAAACCCACCACCCATGACCCAACAACAGGAAAGTATGGATGCTTTTGTGAATCCCAACAAACAGTCCGCTCCTGTGCAATACCAACAAGATGAAGAAATCGATTATGGGGAGGATGAGATGTATGACGACCAAGATATGGATATGGATATGGGTCCTGGTCCCAGTCAGCAGGGGGAACAACCGACGAAGGGGTACACCTCCATTGACGAGGAGAAGGCGGATCTCATTAACAAATTGAGTCGCCTCGAAAAGAAGGGGTTCGCTGTGAACAAGAGGCTCAACGCGTACTCGAATATTGAAGAGCTCAGGTCAGAGGTTAAGCGAATCACGTATAGCATCGATGTGGAACAGTCTGTTCGTTTCTCTCGGCGAATGCTTGTGGCGTGTGTGACTGGTCTGGAGTTTCTTAACAAGAGGTACAATCCTTTCGAGATTCAGCTCGAGGGTTGGTCCGAGTCCGTTATGGAGAATGTCGATGACTATGATGGTGTCTTTGAAGAGCTCTACGTGAAGTACCGCTCGAAGGTCAGCGTTGCCCCCGAAATCAAGTTGATCATGATGTTGGGTGGTTCGGCGATGATGTTCCACTTGACCAATAGCATGTTTAAGTCAGTAATGCCCAACATGAACGATGTGATGAAGCAGAACCCCGACCTCGTGAAGAACATGATGGCGGCTGTTCAAAACACCACCCGTTCCCCAGAGGGTCCTGCGACCGATGCCCCAGTCGGTGGTTCCGGTGAATACCAGATGCAGGGTCCTGGTATCGATATCTCGAGTTTGATGGGTGGGATCATGATGCCCCCCGCCCCCCCCATGAACACGACGAAAATCGCTCCTCCCGAACCCCAGGATGAGGAGGACGACATCTCCGACATCATCTCCATCTCCGGTGATTCCACTGGAGGTGAGGTCAAAGAAGTCAACGTCGCCACCACCAAGGGTAAGCGTACCACCAGACAGAGGAAGGCGAAAAAGGAAATTAATCTCTAAATATATATAAATGATAGCGTACTATCCATTGGAGGAACTGGAACCTCCCAAACAGTTGGTGGTGGATCCACCTGCTGTCACCCCCCTGAATGTTCAGGTTGGTTTAGAGGAGAGTGAATTAAATTACGTCGTGATAGCTTTCATCTTAGGCGTAGTTGCTTTAGCCATATCAGATGCCATCAGGGCATAAATGTATATTGAATCTACCGCGGGGTCTTCCTCCGTAGTACGTTTAATTCCCGAATAATACACCACCCAACCCATTTTTGATCCTAAGCACATTGTAATTAACTGCATAGATGTATAGGGGTTGACCAGGGACTCTTCCTGCACCAACGGATGCACCCCTTAAGATCATTTTAGCGTTGTCTAGACGACTAAAATTACACGAACCCGAGGGACTGTACTCCGACGCGTTCATACAGAAGTGATAGGCGAAATACCTCGTGTATACCATGACGTTTCGGGTTGAATCAAATTCAGAAACACCGTATTGAGATTTATAATAATTTTGCACGGTATGGAAATAATTGGGTTTCATGTTTTCAAATAAATACGTACCATTGATTTGCAAATCAGCACCAGTAAACGTAAAGTAGTCGATTTTATAATCACTCTGGGTTGCATCGAAGCCAAAAAACAATGATTTAACTGGATGGTTGAACGGGCTTAAGTCAAGTGCATTGTATCCATCGAATGTGTTAAGTTTGTATTCTACCCGTTGTACCTGTGTGATCACGAGATCCAACTGTCGTTGAATGATAGCTTCTCTTTCATCTTTATCCAAAAAAATGTAATTACCGTACACTTCAATCTTTTTATCTTCATCCGTCAATCCAGCGAGACTTGTTTGGTCATAGTTAATCTTTATTTCGACTTGGTGATTCTGGAGGGCAACGAGAGGTAAAAATGCTTTGTGGTCACAAAAGAAAAAGTGTAATGGTATGAACCCTGGATTTTCATTGGAGGATTTGCTGTTCAAATCTCGTGATTTAGTGCAGGTGTCCGCGAGATAATTTGACCATATATCGGTGTAATAATCGAAATGGTGTGAATCGACCTTCTGACCCCCTATATACAGGTCAATCGTAGAATTGTAAAACATCGTGAGGGTATTGGAAGAACCTTCGAACCACACGGCGTTAATGAGGTCACCGAGAACTGGGATCGTGATCGAGGTATCGTTATCATTTATCGTTTTAATCAGTTTAGGGGCCTGCGAAAAATTCGTATGTCTCGTAAACTTCGTACGAAAGAAGGAATGTCCCTCGCCACTTATGAGGTATGCGTCTTGTACACCTTTGGAGACAAGTTGTATTAATGCACCAGACATTTAATAGATGCCCAGATTATAAAAACAGACACTTTCCCTGAGGGAAATCACTCTTGGGTTCTTCTGTAAATTTGCCTTGAATGTTGAAACCACCTTGTCTATACACCTTCATTCTTTTGTAATACATGGCTGTGAAGATCGACCATGGATCATGTACATCATAGATGTGAGGTTCGTTCTTTTTCCCTTTTGTTTCTCTCATGATTCTCCCAATACTTTGAGTAATATCAGACTTGGGACTGGCTAATATAACTGTATCGAGTGTTGGGATATCCAGACCTTCGTGGGCTTGACTGAACGTCGCGAAAATGATCTTCTTCTTTGAGGATTCCTGGAGCGCCGCCTCCTTCATACCACCCATGTAGAGACCAGATGTCTTGGGAAAACATTGATGAAGAAACTCACAGTGTTGTCTACGGTCACTGAGAACGAGAAGCTGTCTCGTACCAGCTGAAGCCTTTTTGACAAGTTCAACCAACATCTGATTTCTCTGGCGGTCCTCAACAATTTGGGTAATCATGTTGGGCATGGAAATCTTCCCGTTTCTCATGGATGGTGGTGGGTTCCTATAATTTGGTGAGTCAAATGTTATGGGGAAAACCTCCACCTGTTCCTGGTTTTTTCGTTCAACGGCGAAGAATGTGGGTCCCATGAACCAGTGGAGAACCTTGGTGAGCCCATCCTTCCTTTCTGGGGTTGCTGAGAGTCCGTAAATGTGCTTGGGACACATCTTGAAGAGACTTTGACTGAAAACTTTCGCACAGATATGGTGTGCCTCATCAACGATGAGCGTCCCTATACTCTCAAAGTCTGAGAAGCTGTATTCTTTGAGGGAGAGGGACTGAAGCATCGCGATTACAAAGTCACACTCCACCTCTTTCTTATCCTGTTGTACGACCCCGATGGTAGCTCCCGGGCAAAACTGTTGGATACGTTCACGCCACTGATCCGCGAGAAACTGTTTATGGACGATGATCATCGTTCTGTATCCCAACTTACACGCTATTGCTAGGGAAACCGTCGTTTTCCCATAACCACATGGTAGAGAAAGGACACCGTGACCTGCTTTAATCGCTGCTGCGAGGGCATCATTTTGGTGTGTTGCGTCCCTGAGCTGTCCGACAAACTTGGTTCGGATCCGGGTGGGCTCAGGTCTCCTGTCTTCCTTGGGTTCTCCAAGCTTATCAGTTCCATAGAATCTTGGAATGCAGACTCCATTCTTAGTTGGTCTAAAAACCTTGAAAGGCGGGGGAGGAAATCCATAGTCTCCATTGACGATGGGTCTTACGGTAAGTTCCTTTTTAATTTCTTGAATTGGTCCCTCACTCACCAGGTATCCTGTTCTCGTAAGAACGGTCATACTTATTTAAAGGGTACAAACTTTAAATAGGTACAATGCCTACCGTCGACGTTGAAGAGAATATTAAGAAGCTTCGTACGACCATTGAGCAGATGACCCAGGAAATATTCCGCCTCCAGGGGATGCTCCAAACCTTCGAGGGGTTCAAGAAGGGTGGTCTCACGACCATTGATATGCCCAATGACCCCAATCACTCGGTCGAGCCCACCGAGGAGCTCGAGAGTACCCAAGAAAAGCCTGAGTGATCTCCTACGTTCCAAATACCCTTGAAATCTACTTCGATTTCAACTTCATCACCCCGTATAAGAGACTGCAAGGGTCGCCCCTTAACTTCACACATCACTCTCCTATATCGGAATGGAACCTTTACTTTTAGAACCTGACCTTCGAGTGGATTACTCACACTCTTATTCGTGAGTAGGTGTTCCCTATTCGCGTGCATTCGCTCTATCAATTCAGAAACTTTTTGGGGAATCGTGAAGCGGATGTACTTTTTTTCATTGTGTTCGTACATGGGTTCGTACACTTTAGCTGAGAACTTCATATACGATATACTAATAGTAAAACTATAAGTACTACAAAGACAAATAACATGACTTGAGAGAGTAAGATGGGTTTCATGGGTTGTCTCGTTCCAAAACAGAGATGACTCAGAGACCTGGAAACTTCAGTCGCAGCTTCAACACTCGAATATGGCGTGTCTCGTGGCGACATCATACCACACATGGCAACCTTGGAGCACTTCCCAAAAAATGGGAGTTGTCCATGAAGACTGAGAACACCCGATGACTGTGTAAAGACCCATTTGTCGTCTTTCCATTCTGCACCCCACCCGATCCGTATAGACTTTGGTGTGGGGACACCGAGTTGTCTCACGACCCCAGCCTTTAGAGTTTCTGGATCAGTTTTGAGAATTTCTGGTGTGAGATCACAAATGACACATGATATGGTTTTACAATCGGAGAGAACTTTAGGTTGTAAATTCCATTCCGTGGTGGTTGAGATTTCAATATCCGTCTTTATCTTGATTGGGGTATCGTAATCGAGAAGAACATTTATGGCGCCGTATGTACTTTCACTCACTTTCTTGAATGCATCTGGTCCCCAGTTGTCCCCCAGCAACTTGAGAGCTGGACTATTGTCTAAACATAAAAATAGAACTCCATCCTTAATAACTCTTTCATCCGAAAACGTCGCGACGAAATCATTTTCACCATACTCAACACTCGACAACTCTGTCCCAAAGACAAAGTTTGCACCGGCATCCATAACTGCCTTTTCCATAGCGTCACACATCACTTTACCTGAAACCCTTTGTGTATAAATACCAGAAAGTCCTACGTGATCAAAACTTTTCACAAATTCGTAGGCGGACATTACATTCCATGTAACTCCATCCATGATGAGGGGCATGTGTTCGACATATTTCGAACCCTTTTTACTCAGTGGTCCGAGGGCATCCTTAAGAGGTGTACGTTTGTATTTTTCAGGGAAAGCATATACTTTCGTGAACAGAAGTGCAAGGGTGATGTAATCTCCAGGGCTCAGGGAGCGAATCATGAAGCCAAAGTATTTCTTTTTGTCGACGGGTAAGAAAAGGTCATGCCAGTTTATACCCATCTCGGTGATAAGAGACTTGAAGTTGATGAATGCACGATCAAATAGAATTCTATGTGCGTGAAGATCTCTCTTCTCGCCCTCTGGCTCCCACCAAGAACCACCTCCTGAGACTTTCCTATCGTAAATTGTAACTTCATGATTTCCTGATTGTAGAATTTCCCATGCTAGGGACAGACCAGTTGGACCGGCTCCTACGATATGAACCTTCATTCTACAATTATATTACAAAATAATTACTTATAGATTATTATATAGCTTTATTGTAGGATGCTATGTATAGCCTCATATAAGGCGACATTACCTAGTAGAAAGGTGAAAACATGGAAATTTGCTGCTAAATTTCTCTGGAAGAATGCCACTGTACAAAATAAATCTGAATTGGGTCGTTGGACGAAGGAGGAACTCCTCGAACTTGGACCAACCTTTGTAAAATTAGGTCAAATCGCTTCGACGAGAGGGGATCTCTATCCACCAGAATTTACAAAAGAGTTGGAATCATTGCAAGATGAAGTCCCTCCCGTGGAATTCGATACCATTGTAAATTATGATATTTTCAAAGAATTCGACCCTGTACCATTTAAATCTGCGAGTATCGGTCAAGTCCATATGGCTGTACTCCAAAACGGTCAAAAAGTTGTTGTAAAATTAAAGCGTCCAGGAATCCTGGATATCATGAAGGAAGATACCGACAACATACGCGACATTGTACATTTTCTAGAGCGCGTGGGTATCGACACGGGAAATAGTTCTGGTTCAGTTCTCGATGAGTCCATCGAGTACCTATTAGGTGAGGCTGATTACAAACAGGAAATTAACAACGCTATAAAGTTCAAGAAGAGTATGAAAGATGTTGATTGGGTGAAAGTTCCTAAAGTGTACAAGAAGTATTCAAACGATGAGATGATTGTCATGGAATATGTTCCATCTACAAAATTGACTGAAATCACAGATCCCAAGGTGAATAAGAAGAAGATCTGTGAAGCCCTGATTAACTCGTATGTCATTCAAACTATGGACAATGGTCTCTTTCACGCCGACCCACACCCCGGGAACTTGGGATTTTCATCAAAAGGGAAACTTGTATTTTATGATTTTGGGTTACTCGTACCACTCTCGGAAGAATTGAGAGATGGATTTACAAAACTGTTTGGGTTTATCATCATGCGAGACACGGCTGGTATAGTCGATACACTCGTCAAGTTGGGTGTGATTGTCCCAACATCTTCAGATGTCTCGGATATTGAACTCTTTTTTGAAACCATTTTAGGATACCTGGAGACCCTCGATGGTTCTGGGATTGTAAATGATGACCTTGCCACACAACTCGCCGTGGAAAAACCATTCGTCGTACCAAGTAGTTTCGTGTACCTCGCAAAAGCTTTCTCCACTATAGAGGGTATATGTCTTAAACTAGACCCGGATTTCAACTACTTCACATACCTAGAACCTCTCATTCAACAACAAATCATAGAATCTGTGGATGTCGGGGACATATTCATGAAGACGACGGAGATACCTGGTACGATTGGTAAGATAAATACAGCTGTCTCAGGACTTCAAAAGTCTAGGGGATCTATGAAACGATCGATGGTCAAAACACAACAGGAAATTAGGCTCGTCCAGTACAGCGTGGTGTGCGCTCTACTGGCTGAGAGGTTTGGGGAGAATCCACCCCTGGCGACATTTTTTGTTTTGTGTACATTGTGGTTTACTTTTCGTAAAAGTCGATAGACTTCTTCCCACTCTTACTGGGCTTGTTATCCTTCTTAATCAACTTGTTATGTTCCTCAAAGTACCCCTTCAGGCGACGCTGTTCATCACGGAAAATATCAGAGAACTTCTCCTTGATCTTTTCCACATCGGTGTCACGTTCCTTTTGGATCTTCTTACTCAATTTCTTGAAACCTTTGTTCTTGTTGTCGGCGGCGAATACGGTCAGTGTGTTTGTAATGGCAAGCATTTACTTTGTATTAACATTTAAATTTTTAACTTCAAACGTTTCAACTTTTCTTGGAACTCACGGCGCTCCCCCGGAGATTCAATCTCCTTCCCAGTGGCGATCGCTTCAATCTCTGGACCTGTGAGCTGCATCGCATTCACCCTAAAGTCCATGAACGCCTCCATCGTGATGGGGACAAGGGGCTTCACCAACTCGAAAATAGCCGTCGCATAGTCACGAATCTCCTTCTGGGCGTGGTCATCCATTCGAAGATGGAGGTAATGGAGGAGATTATGAAGGTTGATCTTCCAGTAAAACTCTGTATATGTCGACTGGGGTAGTGTACCGCGAGCCTGTTCACGGCAGCACCCATTCTCTAGGAGTTCCTCATAGACATCAAAGGAATGACTCAGATGGTCGGACACTTTGTTGTCTAGGTCACCTTTGAGTTCCACCACACCCTCTGAACCCTGGTGATTCACTTCGGACTGACCACGATACGTATCAGGTTCATAGTACTCCTTTGGAACCACTGAGTATCGAGCAGACAACTCATTCACACTTGCGGTGCGGTGTCGAAGATGTTGTCGGGCAATGTAGATGGGCATTTTGATGTGAAATTTGAAGTCGACCATTTCAAAAGGGGTTGTGTGCCAATGACGTAGGAGGTAACGAATGAGACCACGGTCTCCACGAGAGGTTTTCGTGCCGTCTCCATACGAGACGCGCGCTGACTGGACGATGGACGAATCCAGGTCTTGTTGAGGCATGTGATCCACGAGACGAACGAAACCATGATCGAGGACTTTTTGCATTATACACATCTATCCGTTCAAATCTTTAATAGTTACACTCGTCATCAAAAGGAACCTCTCCACAAAAATCGTACAACTTGTATAGCTTTTCTTGAGCCTTTTCAATTTCTGCTTTAGTCTCATTCATTGCGTCCATTGCATCATCCACGAGTTCGAGGAATGTGTCGAGTTCATCAAGGGCGATACGATGTGTATTCCTGTTCGGTTTCCTAGTGTGAAAAGCAGACTTGAGACGTTTGTTATTCTTGATGACCTTGTCGATGTGGGGCTTGTTCACAGATGACATGCGGATGGTGAGACTCATTTGATTACACATGGCTTCATATCTTTAACAACTTAAAAACAGTACCATAAAAATATCTATATGGACTTAAAGTACGAAGTTGTCGAAGGTATTGCCTTCACATATGCTAATGATGTAAAAGGTACTCTCAATTATTATGATACACAGGCTTTACTCTATGAGATGGAAGCTTTAGAACCGGATTCTAAATATGTAGAGATTGGTAGTTATTTGGGTTGTAGTGGTGTTATAGCGGGTTTAACTATGAAAGGAAATCCCCAAGTATATTGTCACGACATGTGGATGGAAGACATGACACAGTTACCGGTTGATGGTGGTCCTCCACCTAAAGTTGAAAATCATTTATATGAATTTTACGACAATGTTAAGAAAAATAAACTTGACCGTGTTATTATTCCTATACGAGGCGATAGTTCGTATACAATTGGTATTCATGATGATAACAGTATCGACTTAGCGTTTGTTGATGGAGATCATTCGTATGATGGTGTAACAAAAGATCTTGAAGCCATATTACCAAAAATGAAATCCAAAAGTGTTATTTTATGTCATGATTGCCATGGTGAAAACGAAGTTACAAAAGCTGTTCGAGACTTTTGTATAAAAAATCAAGAAACTGCAACAGCCTATCGTGTGTGTAATGGAAGGTCGTCTATAGTTAAGATAACTCTAGAGCCTTCTTCAACTCCTCAATGTCCCGATAATACCTCTTCAGATCCTTCATGAACCTCTTGTTGTTTTCAAGAACTTCACATTCGGGTTTATTCAAATAAATCCAAGCTAAATTGGGTTTGGAATACTTTGTCATCTTTTGATTCTCGTTGGGTTTGCGTGCTACCAGTTTGGTTGTTTTCTTCTTTTTAGATGCTGGTGTGACTTCGACTCTGTTTACGAAACTGAGAGCCTGCATAACAGTGTCCGCGAGGTCATCCTTCTTCTTTGATTTTATGAATGTATCCAACCAGTGTGCGTTGGTGGTACCGTCACGGATGAAGGCTTCACATCTTTCGATAGACACCTTTTTCCTCTTATTGTATTGTGCCTTACCAGGTCCGGCAACATCGGGAATCTTGTGACGAGCATCATATAGGATTGTCTCAGCTTGAGGGCATTTAATGATAAAGTAGGCGTGAAGGAAGTGCATCACCGAAACCATCCTCTTGTTGCGGTCGGGTTGTTTTTCGATGAGAATCACATCCGCTGTGAGTACCCATGGTCTTTCATCTAGGTGTTTTCGAAGAGATACATAGACACCATCCGCGTGTTGAGGAGGAATTCCATCGACATCCCACTCCCTGACGAGATTTCCAGATTTATCGTCAAGGAGACATAGCGCTAAATTCTTTGTACCAACGTCGATTGATAGAATCATTAGTATAAAGGATTAATATCTCTTTAAGTTAACATGAAGTATATGGCACACAGGGGGTACTCCCTAAAGTTCAGGGATAACAGTATCGACGCGATTCGTGAGGCAATTCTACGCAGATACGATGGGGTTGAGATCGATGTGCAATTGTGTGGAACCGGGGAATTGGTACTTCATCATGATGTGTATTTGGATGATGATTTTATAGAGAACATGTCTTTGGAAAGATTGAGAAAACTTGGTGTATGTACACTCAAGGATATTTATGATCATGTTCCAGACATACGAAAAACAACTTTGCTCATAGACATCAAGGGAAAAGACAACTCTGTGATTGGGGCATTAATGGAATTCTACAAGACTGAACCCACGAAAGATATCTTTTTCTGTAGTTTCAATAGGAAAATTTTATACAACCTTCCTTATGGTTTCAGAAAAGGTTCCACATTTGAGACAACATTCCGAGATGTTGAATACGAAACAATCACAGATCGTCTTGACGCCGTCGTTCTCCATTGGACATGTTTAGATCCTTCTTTCATAAAGTATTGTAAAATGAAAAACATAACCATCTTCACCTACACACACAAGGAAGATATGGAATTGCAATACATGAACAAGTTTAATATTGATTATATTATTACTAATGGAACAAGTTAAAGAGTTTATTTTTCTAAAGACTATGTGGTGTTGGTGGTGCTGCCATTCATTTGATGGTGAGCCTTTAAGTATGCCTCATAAATATGATGATAGGCGTAATTCTTTTCAAACATCTGGAAACTTCTGTTCATGGAGTTGTATGAAATCCTATGCGATAGATAAGTATGGGATCAGTCGAGGTGGTATCATTTGCGGAAACATTATAATGATGCGTAAAAAGATGTACAACAAATTGGGGAGTGTAAAGCTTGCCCCGAATCGTTATAAGTTAAATGTGTTTGGTGGTGACATGACTATAGAACAGTTTAGACAAAATCACACAATAGATGTGTCTGAACCCAAAAAAATAGATACGAAACCAGTTGTTGATAACATGATACCCTTTGTGTCAAGCACCAAAAAGATGGATGAAATAAAGAATGCGACAACGAACAACAACGCTTTGAAACTCAAGAGAAATAAACCTCTCAAACGGGATTACAACAATCTAGAATCAGCTTTAGGTCTCATTATTACTCCCAAACCCCAATAATCTTTTTTGTTTGGGGGTGGGTGTAGACTGTGGTAATTGTTCAGTTTTTTTACTATGAACCCATTGCATACCATCATAAGCCATCCAGCAAATATCATACCTCTCTATCATTTTCCTGCATAAAACACATGGTAATGATATAGCGTCTCCGTGAATATTCCGGCGGTACACAATAAGTTGTCCATACTTCCTGTGTAACCATTCAGTAAATTGGTGAGATTTACAACCCTTTTTCAAACACTCTCTATATAAACGTCTGATAAGTTGTCGTTCGGCACACATATGATTATTACTAACAACCTCCGGTCCTTTCGACATAGAACTTCTGACTGTACAGTATTTCATACTTCACAATTAAGACATACTTTACCCGAATATACAAAATCACAATGATTACACTCACTTAGGCTTACTATTTTCTTTTTTGAAACGAGACCCTTCGAGAATCTCTCGAGTTCCTTCACTGTGTAAATCCCGTATGTTATCATAGTTTCTAAAGTTGGAAATCTCATCCTATTATGTAATCGTATATAACCCTTATGTTAGTTTAGACAAGCGAAGCACTTTTTAAGACTGTCTTTTGTTTTGATCATACCAGCAAACGCATCAACCATAGGTGGTACTAATGTTTTTAGGATTGTTTCAAACTCTGTATCCTTATCACCCTTATCGATCTGTTCGATGAGATGATTGAGAATGCTGATTACCAACTTTTTCTTTTGTGGTCCAGGAAGTTTCTTGAATTTCGATGTTTCCATCATGAGACGACCAAGAATCGGTGGAATGTCTTCCTTTGTAAATCCATCGTCAACGTATTCCGACTTAATTTCTTCGATAGTCTTCATCAGGGACTGAGCATCAATCTTTCCAGAAAATCTTTGTAATATGAGATCCATTTTATATATTTCTATACTATAAGAATAGAAATGAAATTCAATGACATCATCGCATACACTGCGATCGCCACTGGTATTGTCAAGATGTATATGGATTTTGAAAATTCTAACAATATCGATATAAAATTCAAAAACTCTATTATATTCGGTATAATCGTCACGACGACGTGGCTGATTTATTACACGAATCAATATGGTTTCGGTGTATTTACGGTGTATACGGTCCTAAGTTTATTATTACAACTTCATGTCTTGAAGAACATCATGGTTAAAGAGAAGAATCTCAAGTAAATCAGAAATGAGTACTCTTATTCGTGCTTCCGTCAAGCCATCCTATTACAAGCGTTTTCAGACAAAGGCGTCGACTGAGCGTCCGCCACGTGTAGCCCCTAAGATCCCCAACAAGAAGGCTCGCTTCGCTGAGGTTGTCAATGGACGTGCGGCGATGCAGGGTGTTCTTTGGGGTTCTCTAGACTGGGCGATGTCCGGTGAGAATATCATTCAGCAGTTTGAGGATCCTATGTACGCCCTCGCCGCCACTGGTGTCGTGACGACACTGGCTGCGGCTTCGCTCATCACCGTCAAGGACTTCGACGACGAGGAGTTCTGGTCGTTCACACCCGACGCTGAGCTTAAGAATGGTAGGTTGGCTATGCTTGGGTTTACCGCCTTGTTGGGGTTGAGCGCCATGTAACTTAAAAATTCAATCATCTTCACCTTTTCTTCCACCGAAAATGTCCCTGCCCTACGCAACACGTAGGACAAGAACATGAGAAGCACGTATACGTTGATAACTATCGGCTTCATACTTAAAGATGTATTTATTTTAATACATATGAATATACTCGTACTTGGTTCTGAGGGTGTTATAGGAAGTGCCCTATGTAAACACCTCGAGGAGCTCGGTCATCGCGTCGTCCACTGGGATATCAAATTGACGACTGATCACGACTTGAGTAATTCCCTGAACATGTACAGACTCAAGCGTGAGATAGACGCGAGTGACTTCGTATTCTTCCTGGCGTACGATGTTGGTGGTGCGAGGTACATATGGGATGTTGGATTGGATTTCATCAATAGGAATAACATGATCATGTTAAACACATTCAATCTCCTCGAAGGTAAACGGTTCGTATTCGCTTCGAGTACGATGTTTAATATGGACAACGTGTATGGGACATTAAAGCATGTAGGAGAGTATTACACCCGAAAGCTGGGTGGTGTATCCACGCGTTTCTGGAATGTATATGGACCCGAAGAAGTTTCTGAAAAGTCACACGTCATCACAGATCTGATCCACAAGTTCAAGACGAAGGGGTACATAGACTTGATGACGGATGGGGAGGAGGAGAGGCAGTTCTTACACACAGATGATTGTGCAAAGTGTCTCGCGACAATCATGAGCAACTATGAGACGATTAAACAGAAAACAAATTCCGTGGATGTGACGAGTTTTGAATCCATCAAAATCAAAGATATTGCGAGATATATATGTGACGATGTGCGACCGTCGCATGCAGGGGTGAATACACATGATCGAATTAATGAACCAAGACCGTTTATTCTGGAGTATTGGAAACCTGAGATTCCTCTGAGGGAGGGAATAACATCTCTTGTACGAGACTATCGAAATCGTACTCCCTAGTCCACCCAATTTCTTCGATGTAATTCTTCCTACCCACCAATAGCGTATTATTATCGGGTCTATAAAACTCTGGTGATACCCGAATCATGGTTTCACCATCTATTTTACCAACTTCATCTGTACCCTCACCAGACCATTCAACCGTTTTGTTCAGTTTACTTGCGACAATTTCTATGAATTCACGGACAGAATGCGTTTCACCTGAAGCTATCACAAACTCCATCGCCCATCGCTGTTGTAGCATGAGCCACATAGCCTTTACATAATCTTTCGCATGACCCCAATCTCTCCTCGATTCAAGGTTTCCAATTTGAAAACACTCACCGGATTGTAAACCTTTGACTATTTTTTGCGTGACATACATGTCTGGTCTTCTCGGTGATTCATGGTTGTACAAAATACCCGAACACACATATAAACCCTCTGTGTCCCTATAGTGTTTAACTAGAGAGTCCGCAGTAACTTTAGATACCCCGTACATATTACGAGGTGCTCGTGGTGTATATACTGTTTGTGGGCTTTCGGGGTGATTCGCAAAGATCTCTGAACTCGAAGCTTGGAAAATTCTATACTTTGACTTCATTCCAGTATTTTTCACCGCTTCCATGATATTGAGAATACCCATGGTGTTCACTTGAAATGTATCGATAGGAGAAGACCCATGGACTTTCGCAGCTAGATTGTACACCTCGATGCGTTCAAAATCTATACACCCATGAATAGTGTCGTAGACTTCATCGTAGTTTCTCACATCTCCTTGAAATTTGATGAGATGGTACCCCTTTTCCGTGAGTAGCTCACAGAGATATGAACCATCCTGACCAGAAGCACCCGTGACTATAGCCGCGTTCATTTAAAGAATTAGATTCTCTTAACTTTAAATGCTTGTCGAGATCTCCAAGGCTGAGCTGATTGATAAGATTACAATCCTTGAAATCAAAGATGAACGCATACAAGATGAGACAAGACTCAAGAATGTTCGCCACGAATTGGGTATTCTAAGAAAGATTGAATTCAAGACACCCCTAAAGGATGAACTAAAGAGGGTGAATAACACAATTTGGGATCTTGAGGATGGTATCCGCAAACTTGAGGAAACCCGAGATTTTGGTGATGAATTTATAAACCTTGCGAGGAACATCTATAAATTCAACGATGAGAGAGCGAGAATTAAAAAGGTAATCAATTTGGAGGAGGGTTCAAATATTGTGGAGGAAAAGAGTTATTAAACGAAAGTCCACACTTCATCACTAAACACAGTCTTTACTGTCCTAGGTCCATAGTACTTATGAGCGATATCCAGATGAAAAAAATTCTTCTTTGGATCACCAATCTTCATAAGTTCTATCATCCAATTATACGAACTATTCATACAATGCACTTCATCCGCATTTTCAATCACTGAGATGTACTCGAAAATATTAGGTCTATCACATTTGAAGAATTCTTGATTCTTATCTATGACTTTAGAATCGGGTTTATAAATGAACTTATCAGTATTCACTTCGATAACCCTATCCCTCTCCGGGTCATCGTGTACGAAAATATAGTTTTTCTGATCAATTGTAAATTCTTTTGTTTTATCTCGAATAACCTTAAACTTGGAATACATGTACTTTGGGTTCACACCAGCTTGTACGTAGACACCATGTGCCCAATTGGTCATAATACTACCCTGACCCTGTGTCATAAACTCCCAACTCTTGTCATCCATTCCGTACGTGGCGAGTGGAATGACATCACCCTTAGCTTGAGACCATATTTCGCGAGGATTGGTCGTATCGACGAGTATGAGTTCAACCTTATCGGCAATATCCCTGTACATGAACCGAACACTATCTTCGTGACAACGCTTAACAAATATCCTCACGGTATCCGTCTCTGCGAAATGTCGGACCATACCATTCAACATGATCTGGTCACCGAGACCTAGATGATGAAGAATAGTCTTCACCATTTGTTTTTTATGGTTTCAAAAACTTTAACTATCATATCCTTAGTGACAAAATGGTTGTTGCCGATGTACACCCCATTATCATTAAGAAGATTTGCATTCGGAACATCCACCGAATCTTTCCATTTTTCAAGGAAAGGGTGAAGGAGTAAATTACCAGATACAATGGGGCGGTATTCTACACCAAGTTCTGTAAAGATAGTCTTGAGTTTAAGCATATCTTCCGGTTTTTTGCATACGAATGGGAATGCAAAACTGCTATTGCCCGGGTCGTTGTAAGGGATATAAAATAGTTCGGGGTCAAGGTGCTCCATGAAACACTTGAAATTATCACGTCTCGTTTCAATGTTTTCATCCAGACGTTTCAACTGCTCTATACCGAGAACAGCATTCAGTTCGGTGTTTCTAAAGTTATACCCATCTGTTAGGAACAAAAAGCTTGGGTCTATTTTGGGGTGTTTGTTAATAGCTTCTTCATAATACGGGGGTGAAAGAAGTCGAGCCATCCCATGACTTCTCTTAATTTTCATAAGTTCATAGAGAAGTTCATTGTCGGTAGAAATAATTCCACCTTCAATCGTCGTCATGTGATGACCATAATAGAAACTGAAAGTACTTCCCGTGCCAGAACTACCTCTCTTAGTTCCATCAGGAGCCCTAACACCATGAGATTCGCAGATATCTTCGAGGAAAATTGCATTTGGATACTTCTCTTTTAGTTTTTCAACTGGAGAATTAAGACCGAGAAGATGTGTGATGAATACTATCTTGATATCCTCATCTGGTAAGCTATTAATATCAAAGCTATACCTCTCTAGATCAACATCACAAAACACTGGTTCGAGACCAACTTGGAACACTGGTGCTACATTGGTGACCCATGTACACGCCGGTACCAGGACCTTCGAGCCGTTTGGGATATCATAGAGTTCTTTAACAGCAGCCATGAGAAGTAAATTCGCGGTACTTCCAGAGGTGACATAGAGCGAATACTTACACCCAAGCCATTCACTCCATGCATCTTCAAATTGTTTCACCATGTTCCCGCATGTGTACCTATCCGAGGACTGTATAAAATCGATCATAGCCTTTTTGTCCGTATCTGTAATGGCTGTTTGCATCAAAGGCCACCACATGTTTACCAAATTCTATCAAGTTTCTTTTAAGTTTGTGTAAAAGTCGTTTTGTTTATCCTGTCTTTGAACTGATTTAATGTGCCAGATAGCAAGTTGAGGATTTGCTTGAAGCTGTGCAACTTTGTCCGAACCCACAAGTCTCTCATGAAGTCCTAGACTCCATGTAATTTTACCGTTGTTTTTAAAGTATCGACCTTGATAATCTGGCCAATTGATCCAACCCATCTCATTTACAGAGAACTTCATCTTTTTACACCATTCTTCGGTGTATCCGGGTATAATGTTGATACGAGGTAGGGTTAGAATATCTCCATCAAATGTTTTTATGTTCTTGATTA